TAATATAAGTGTGAGATGCATGGAAAATTAGATAGATGATTGTCTATTTACACAAAAGTTTTTATTTTATATATAAAAAGTCAGTAGTCAATTGTATCCAGCCGCTTTTATTAACAAGTAGAGGAAGGATTTCACTTTCTGCTGCTGCTAACCGTTCAATAAATGAGTTATCATACTTACTAAGTCTAATGTATAAAACGATATAGCTATCATCTATTTCAGGGTCTACATACACATCCATGACGATACTTGATTGTGGAAAATGTTTTTTAGCTATGTTTACCGCTATTGGTAGTAAATCTATCAAGTCTGTGAAACGAGACAGGTAACGTCTAATACGTTGTGGATTATTAATCTCAACTTGATTATATATTTTGTCTATGATTTCATCAATATGATAATCCATCATAACTAAAACAACTTTAGTTGTGTGATGGTGCGCTCTATATTCCTTTTGCCTATTTCTGTATATTTTGGATTTATGTCTATACATATATAGTTATGGTTATTTTCTTTCGCCACAATTCCAACAGTACATATCCCAGCGAATGGGTCTAGTATGGTTAGAGGTCTTCTGGGTATTAGCGCTTCCGATATGGTGAGGAGTCTTTTGACGATTTCTAATGTAAATGGAGCTGGATGTTCGGTTTTGTTTTCATCGGGTCTTATCGCCCAGACCCCCTTCCAGCTAGCTATATAAAGTGGCAGCTCTGGTGGATGCTGTTTGACAAGCCAGTATATTCGTTCGTCAGTCTCGTACAGCCGCCATCCACGAATGTTGCCAGCTATCATTCTATCCCAAACAATCTCTTGCCAAATAATAAAAGGAGATTTAGTTAAAAACGATACCGGATGATACATCTGTTTTTTATAGTATCTTACTTTGTGATTATAAAACACTTGCCCATCATTCTTAACTACACGATATAATTCATTCAAAACCTGAAGCTGCCATTTTTCGTATTCTTCTTCTGGCATGTTGTCCTCGTAAACTTCGTAATCTATACAACTAACCAATTTACCACCAGCGTAGTGCTTATTATAGGGTGGAGAGGTTATTACTACATCTACGCTTTCGTCGGGTAGTTCTCGTAAGACTTCAAAACAGTCGCCTGTAATAAGGGTATTCAGATAATTTGTCATCTACTAAGTATTAGTCATCGTATCAGTCGTATGCACGACTCCCGTGAAAGGGCAGTAAGGGATTCTGGAAAAGCCACCCTTAGGTTCCGCATTACTGGTATCTGGAAGTCCAGGCACATATATTTTCTGTCCAGCTACTATGTTAATCTCCTTACTCTCGTAATCCGCCTTATCTTCTGTGAATTTGATAAAGGTATTTTGTTTGTAAGACATTTCTATCCCCTCTTCTGTCATGTTTATTAGGGCATCCTTATGTTTTATAGTTATATCATTTTCTGTGATATCGATTGTGCTTTCTGGTGTGAAGTGTAGTTTTATTTTGTCCAGTCCGTGTTCTGTTTTGTCGGATAGTGGGATGAAGTAGGCGTTTGTTATTGCGATATTAGCTGGTATTAGTATTATTACCTTATCTTCTACTTCTATGTTATGTGGTGTGAATAGGAGTGTGCCTGTGAATGTGCCGTGCCCATAGTCGGATGTGGCCGTTATAATCCTTTTATCACCATCTACTATAGAGGTTACTGTGCCTTTCAGTATCATTACACTCATTGGACTACCGGCATTACAAGTATTTGTACATGCGAGCGGTTATCCTCATCCTCGTAGAAAAAGGCTATAGGACGATTAGGAGATTGTATTCCAATCCTAATGTCCTCAGCACTCGTAATATTGCTAAGTATCTCAGAAATCCTATTAACGGACAATGCTAAGTCCATTTCACCACCTGACCACCCTTCTATCTCGATAACCTCCCTACCTTCACCAAAACTATAAGAATTTTGTATCAATGTCATCGTATTGTCTTTGATGTTGATTCTAAAAGTCTGTTCTTTACTATCAGATATCTTTTGAAACCTTTTAATCACTTCTATTATTTTCATTTTATTTACAACCAGTATATTATATTCACTTTCTGGCTTTATTATACCATCCACAGAAGGGAACGGATAGTTTATAACATAGCTATAAACAGAATTTTTGTCGTCCGATAAACCCACTATTCTAAGCTGTTCGTCTTTGTCGTAGATTAATATTATCTTGATTGGATTTTGCTCCTTAGCGCTAAAGAAGTTTTTTATAGTCTCTACGGTGTCATTAGGCAATGTAAAAGACACAGAATTAGGTATAGCTGTATCTGTATAGTCTATGACACACATGGCCAATGTTACGGCGTCGGTTCCAATAAGTCGTATTTTGTTACCGCTAATATTAAAGTTGATTCCGTTTAGACTCTCCCTGGGATCCTCTTTTGCGGCAGCGAAAGCAACCTTTTGTATACCTGAAATAAGTAAAGGAGATGGTATAAAGAATTCCAGATTCTCACCATCTGCTTTTGTGTCTAGCCCGCTCCACTCCTCTGGGAAGCCGCATTTTATACTATACTTGGATGTATCGTTAGATTGTATCAAAAGCTGACCGTTATATTGTTCTGCTTGTGCATGACTTTCGTTCGTATCATTGTTTTTAACGTGTCTGAAAGTTAGAATACTATCGTCGTTATATGTACTGATAAGGTCTTTGAGGGCTTTTTTAGGTGCTAAGACTTGTAGTTCGCCTCCGTTGGGTATCGGTAGTACCGATAGACGACTTGTGATATATACGTTTCCAGTTCTTGCTTCCAAAATGCCCGTCTCGCTATCTTGCTTTATGCTCATGTAGTTTTGTAGAATATCGGGCATTAGTGCTCTGCGGTCTCCGCCGCTTTGTGCAATAGCTTTTACGATACGCTTGATGTCGCCTGCTCTTACTGTGAATGCCATGATCAGCCACGCATCGAAACTCCTTATTTTCGTATATTTACACTAACTATGTGGCTATCTCGAATCAAAACCGCACTCATCGTATTATTGACAACCTTATTACTTTCCTGCAGTGGAGAAAAACGAGCAGTCAAAAAAATCAGCAAAGCTGTTGAACTGACCAGCCCAGAATTCGTGTACAGTTATTTAGTAAATACATATAAGCTCCCCGAAATACCCTACGATAGCTCTGAAACACTAACAATAATCCGTGATAGCATAAAACTAGATACCATAATTCGTATAGACACCTTGAAAAAATCAGATACAATACAAATCAAAAACGACAGAATGCAAATTAGAATCATTAGACAGAACGATACAGTATATGTCAAAGGCGATTGTGTTACAGATACAATAATAAGAGAAAAAATAGTGTACGTGACAAAATACGCAGAACCGAATAAATCTTTTGATAAAAATAAGTTTTATGATGACTTTATTACTATAGCGTTCATAGTATTCGTTGTAATCTTTCTTATAATTGCTATGGTGAGAGGTATCAAAAGTTATATCAAAAATAACCTATGAGAAAAGCACTTGAATTAGTAGTACTATTCATATTACTATCGTTCTTATTGTTATTTATCGAGCCGCATGATGTATTTCTTTTAGCACCTATCTCATTTGTACCTACAAGACAGATATTGCTGTTGTGGAACAGATTGCAAAATCGCAAGTATGATGGTACTGGTCTAAATGCAAGCAATGAGTTCTCAGATCAGTTTGACGCTAACATAGTAGAATTGGTCGGTAAAGTCAAGTCTCTTGTCAATGATTACATTAATAGTAAGAAAGACGGGGTACTAACTAAAAGTCATGAAATAGACTTTGATAACCCAACTGAGGATCAGCTTAGGTCACTGTCTGATGGTAAGTACCTGTGTGTTGACGTAAGCAGGTATATCAATTCTGGCAAACTTGTTACAGAACAACTAAATAATGCATTTTTGGTAATAAAAGGGGAGTATTCTAATAGATTCAGGAGGAGTTATAGTTACAGTGAGTTGGCTAATGACTCTAAAACCTATGAATTTTCTATATGGCGTCAGAAGCTGGTAGTTGATACTTACAATGTTGGCCCTGGTAATCCTAGTGCTCTTGATGCTTTTCTGCATAGTTATGATCTAACGAACCAGTACGAGTATTATGCTTTTGATTACTCATCCAGCGAACCGGATCATTACTTTAACACAAGCGAGCTTAATACATATGGGCTAAGCGCTACTAGTTACTGGTTCACAGACAACTTGTGTATAGATAGTTACTTATCTAATACAAGAACCAAACACGTTAAATCAGGTACATTAAACATACCTTTCATACCAGACGAGAGTAAAAGAGCTTTTGCATTTCATAAGTTGATTAAGGAAGGTACTTTAGATGGTATAACATTTTATGACTACAATGTTACAAGAGTCAAAATTCTTAGAGCAGCGGAACATATACCATTTGGTTCAATTAATGAAGATAATTACAAAAGGGTTTTTATGGATTTATTGTACAGCAGCATGCCTACAAAAACAGAAAATATATCAGGTGGTAACTATAAAAGGTATATGTATCCATATTTTTATGTGCCTACTGTATTTTACTATGAATCGTTTCAACTAGATCATCATAATAATGCGCGCAACTTTAATCATGAATATAGTGGAAATCTGGACCCGTTGCTGAATAATAAAGCATTCAATAACATGAAGACTTACGGTTACTTCTACCCTGTGTATTATAATGGTTCTAATTGGGTTACAATAGGCGGTAATAATTACGATTTCTTTAAGTATACTTTTATGTATAATTTAGGGATCGATGAAAACTCATTATTATTATTTAAACATGCAGGTTTTGGTGGTTCTTTCAGTTATGGTATGACTTTGAAGTATCAACCTGATTCTAAATATCGTTATGGAACTTATTTTACGCCTTATTACACATCTGAATACATTGTTTCTGGTTATGCTTCTGCGGCGATGATGCATTTTTATGCCTCACAAGACGCTGTACATTTCGGACTAGAAAATCCAAAAGTCTACATGGAAAATAAACTTAACATAAGCGGTAAGGATTTTGACTATCACAAAACCACGATTATTCCGACTGGACTTATGCCGATGTATCAAGAATTTTATCCTATTTATCTTATAGATTCGTATTGCTTTGTAGAAAATGAAAAGAAGGCCATATTGTTGAAACCGCCTACATTTAGTAGATATACTTTAACTCCCAGACAATATAACTTTCACTTTAGGATACCCTTTGGGATACAAGAGAACGAGCGTAGGAACAATACAGTTTTGAGGGCTTATGCTCAGGCTAATAGTTATTATCATATTAATCAGCCTATTGGATTTGCTAGTATGGCGCATAGTTATGCCTATTTCACAGCTTTGTCGGACTATCATACCATGCTACCACCATTTAATAGACAGATGGCCTTTTTAGCAGTAAGAGCTGTTCAAACTATAAGGCGAGAAATAGATACAACTAATTCAATTTCGTCATTTTTTAATGGAAAGCAGATTATAAACAATAGGACTAGAGACGCTATACTTCAGAACTTTTGCAATTGGGTTAACTATTCTGGTTTGCATTCAGCTTTTTCAAACGAAAATCAGATACGAGACAATTACTTGTTTGCTACTTCACCTACTAATATTAGAGGATTATTATGGAGTAACGTTTATTTCAGGAAGATTATAGAACCTGGAGTTGCGACAGAGCTGGGTTTTAGCGATTTAACTATGCCTACGAACGATGATAGTCTAGATATTCGTTTGCGGCGTGTAATACCCAATGTGCAACCTTTTGGTATTACTAATGCGCCCGTAAGGGTAAATGTTGACTCAAATGTTGCAGGAACACCTAGAAGGTTATGGCGAATGAATATTTATAGCGGTTCTTTTAAGGGTAATTATATTGGTTCCGATTCTGCTGAAAAGTTTTTCCAATATAGAGCTATAGCTTTAGCTTTAATGAGTTATACATTAGCTGTACCTGACTATCCTGATTCCTCGCCTACAATACCATGGTGTTGGCAATCGTTTGATAGTATGCTGTCCTATGCACCAGAATCGGGTGCAGAGGCCAGCAGGTACGGCTTAGGCTACGAATACCGTTTTGCCTATTTCCACAACGATATAAACCCGATACCTGAGATGAGACTAGTCGTAGATGACGACACTATTAGTAACACATATAGATTACCACTATTTACATATAATCATTTGTCGCCATTGTTTTTTGTTGTCTTGACCGACAGAAGAGGATACTGGCTGAAAGCACCACAAAGTATAAATTTGACTAATAGTAATATGAATACTGTCGACACAGAGCTTACTTACTTGTACATAGTACCACCAGATTATATGTATAATCTTAAGTTACCTGGTCCTATTAGAAGTATAAGTACCCATAAATTTACAAGCGATGCACTGCGTGATGTCTATACAGTTGCTCGTTATGAGTTTTTTGCACCTTATTTGCCTCTATATCCTTTCCGAGATGTTAACACGATATTGCCAAGATTTGATATAAAGCCGCACTTAAAGGCATTTAATATCTACCGTGATATATCACCCAATGATAATGTCACAGAAAGTTTACAAGATAATAATGGGTATAAAATAAATAATCCTAATAGCACATCGGCTAATGAGTTAGATACTTTAATGGGATATGGTTACTATAACAGTCTTTTAGGTTATTTTTTCGTAGACGTTGGTGGAAGTTTCATAGCTATAGAACGCATTAATAAACTTATAGAGTTGAACAATGCTTATGAAGATAGGACTATTAGATACTTAGTGATTCCAGATTCTGAGCTGACTCGTAGTAATTACGGTAGAATATTGTATGATCCTAATAATCCACTTCATGGCACTGACTTCAACCCATTTTACATGGATGCTGGCTCAGTTTTTTTAACTTCCGAGATACGGCATAACATAATAAGGGATATGTTAAACAACGTAAGTACTCCCAACTTGCCACCAAACGAACAGGGATATGTCATAACAATGAACGGCTTAACTAATCTTATGTTTAGCTATAACAATATTGTTCATTATGGCGGTGATAAACTATGGTCAACTTTTGACGACTTTAGAAGCTATTATATGAACGGCCATTTTATTTTATCTTGGACAGGCCCTTATTTTGATGGCTCAAATTACAGCCACCGCGATCATATCAGGCGTAGGTTTTTTGCTTATAGCGTATTACGTACTATAGCGTTGACCAATAGAATATTTTTCCCTAATGTCAGGGTTAGACCATTGTTAGGTATGAATGTTGTTATTCTCTCTAATGATAATAATGTGAATAATGATGTAGCGAGGCGACATTTGGCTTACTATAAAATATATGATGACATAGTAGTTAAAAACAGTTACTATCAGACTGATTTATTAACGCCCATGTATATAACTTACAATCCTCTAGGAGCATATGTTATGGTACATGAGAAAGATAGAGATTACATTCGTAACTTAATGAACTCTGGCGTTTTGCCTTCTACTAATCTTCCCAATCCCGTGCCTTTTAATGCTAGTTTTAATGATCAGAATAGGCAAAATTTTTATAATGCTATATATGAGAAATACGAGCTTATAGGTCCGTGGAACTTTCATAATATATTGTTCCCAGCTGTTTCTACTGGTGAGGTGCGACAGCCACAGGCATGGGCATTTTCGCATCCCAGAATGTGGCCTAGACCAATCATGGCTTATTATTACCCTAGCCGTGTAACTCCTAACCCAGCCTATTACTTGTCTGGTATAATACAATACGAAGAAAAAACTTACTCAGGAAGAAGACCATATCATGTTTTAGATTATAGAAATACAAAAGATTTTGTTGTAGTTATCAGGCTTTACAAAGTAAATGACGAAATCGTTGCTGAGAGTCTGAATAATGATTTTGTGGCTGTTTATCATGACAATAAAGTCTATTTGCGCACAAAAACACAGTTTATAGAACCTATAGTACCTAGAACACTAAAAGGGGCGGGTAGGACAAGACATAGTTTGATTGACTTAGTAAGTCCTCAATTTAATATACCTCCCGCTTCACGACGTAGTAACTTAGAAAAATTTGAAGACATAGTGGGTGGTAAGGTTTTAGCCGATTTAGTTAGCAATAACTCGGCTATCGGCCAAAACTATATTTCCAAAGACTACATGCACCCTATTGAAGATGGTGTTAGCGCTGGTAGTGCCTACTATATTGTTAACGAAGCTAGTATTATCAATTGCTTTGGAGATGTTTGTCGTGTAAAAAATAACGAGTTGGATTTCTGTGATAGAACAACTTATCCATATGATAGAGACGAACAGGACATTGAGATTATAGTACCAGACGACTATGATTACGAAACTACAGCCTTCGGGTGGAGCGAAGCCCTCTATGTAAAATTCAAGACAGAAGATGCCTTTACCAAAGCAGTCGGCAAAAACATTGAAGTCAATACATATAAAGGCAAGATAAACATCGTCCCAGAACACCCGATATCTTATGGCATAATAGAAAATACCGATTTATTAAAAAGACAAAGAGACTACATAACAATGAGGTCAGACATAAATTACATTTCCTATGATAGAATAGGCAGTGGCATCACTACGCCAAATATTAGAAAAGCTGAGCATATAAGTTTAATGTCAAATAGATTTGATTACTTAGATGGTACTAATGTAGTTTATAATTTACCGAGGTTGACTAATCCCGACGAGTTCTCGACATATTATCAAAGGCTTATCTTTGAGATAGACTTGCCAGCTCAGACGCTTCAATATAGCCAATTTAGTGACGCGTTGAGATATGGCAGAAGCGATGCTAATACAAGTGATGTCAGCACGACCGGCGGACTTAGTATGTATAATAATAAAGGTCTAGGCAATGTAATGCTTCATGAGTTTGAAAGATTTGATGAACCTATGATAGTGTATGATAACCCTTATAATCCCAAGAATGTCCTATTCATGTTTACGGATAACTTAACTGCTGAACGAGCCGACGCAGACGTTCTAAATGACAATCCAAGAGGCGTCATCGCGCATAATGATGAGCGTGATATAGTTATCGGGAATTTTATCAATGTAGGGCCTAATCCTTTTTCTGGTTTTTGGCATATGGAGTACGTTGGATTTATTACTGATTACGCATGGAATAAGTGGTCGGCGGGATTAAATGCTGAACCTAGACAAGACCTAATACAAAACACAAGTACGCTATATCAAGGTTTTAATAACGTGTTTTTCTATAGGGTTGACTTGACAAATCCTATTAGATATCGTAGATACCAAATAAATAACAGGTTTTCTGTAACTTTGGCACAAGATGGTATCAAATTATCGGATTATATAGATCTACACCGATTTACGATATCTGCTTTATCGCTAAACGCCTTCGCACCGTTCTTGGACTTTGCTATATATACTAACTATTTCGGCGGTGTTCCTAAGACTGTCTACTACTCAGACGACTATACGCCAAATAGTTTATATCTGCCATCATCGTATTATGGGTTTAGCCATACACCCAGTACAATTCCTAATGAAATACAAAATTCACTTTATAGATTTAGAGTTGAGGATATAAGTCCCCAAGATGAAAATCAAAAGTTTTTGTTTCCTGGTAAAGATATGGTTGCGCGTCTGTTTAGTTTCAGATTGCCTGTAGTTACTAAAATGGTTTTTGTGAAAGATGAATTACCAAGATATAGGATATATCCTACATCTACATTACATCCTAATAGCGCTGATAATGTATATGATAGAGGATTTTACCACATAGTATATGATTATAGTTTAGGTAACGTCCCTAAGTGGAATAGAAGCAATATCAACTTGGGAACATTTTACGGAAGTAATCATTCAAACTTTTATTACAACGTAATAACACCTTCACTTAATATACAAAATAGTTTAGTTTCTCAGTTTGGGAACAATAGAACAAACTATAGTACTGTTGAATATAATAGTGATCCTTTAGTTACATCTGTTGGTATTAGCTGGTCTAGTGAACCTAACAAAAGAAAGCGATTAATTTATATTACGCCTCCTAAACCTTTTGACGATAATTATGATGTATTTTACCGTATAGGCAATCTTTTTGCTTGGCCTTATGATTTGATAGGTGCCAACGTTCAAGCTGAATGTTATTACCAAAACCCTAACATTGAACATGGCTTTTTTGACTGTAATCTTAAGGCTTGGTACTGGCCTTATATTGGACGTTATGCCGAGAATCTTATGCATTTAAATGCTCAAAGGGCTGCGTTCTCGCCATTTATAGGATACGGTTACTGGATGAGATATTCTGATAAACAAAACATAATTACACCTATAATGGCATTTCGGTTTATAACACACTTTGGATTAGGCAATTTGTTACAATTGTTAGTCAGATTCAGTGTTAACTCAGAATACGGGTACAGTTATGGCCGCGTTGTGTGTCCTTACAAGGATTTTATTGCTTATGAAAGACCATACGGTAGTCACATTGCCAACGGCGGTTTCGATAACCGACTAATGATAAATAAATATACAAGAGTATTCCCTAACAATACTAATCCGACACGACTGTCCGTTAATAGTGATGTATATGGCACTAATGTATTTGACAAAATGGTTTTGAAGACTTCTGCGGCAATTGAAATACCACAGAGTCTTATCTATAATATGCTTATTAGTAATTTTCATCCCCCCGTTCCATTATTTGCCGTTCATAAGGTTTATAAAGAACATAAAGTACCTGAAAGTAGCATAGTAGTACAAAATGTTAACCTAAGCAGAAAAAGTTACGGTCGCTGGTTGTCGGATGAATTCCTATACATCAATAACTATGTCTGTTTTGACGTACCACCATACGGCACACCACTAGGCGGCTCTTTTTACCTGCAACAGTATATGTTATCTAACGTACCCATATACTTCTACTATGAAGAAAAAGATATGACCAATACACTATTTAGTAAAGTACACTTTAATCAAGAATTGGCGCTAAAGCATTTTATACCGCCTGAGTTATATTATCTTGTAGCCTATCCCGTACTTTTAACCAATAGTGAAGTTGAAAATCCTAATTTAGAATACCAATATGAACCCTTTTACATGTCAGTAGCCAAGCTAAATCTAGTATATGTGGGAACTCAGAAATTTTATCCACTTGTATCTTATGGCATACCATATGTAAGAGTATTTTATCCTTTTACGGATCTGGGAGCAGAGTATAATGAGAAATCAGTTGGAGAAACATTAACACCAGATGTATTGAAAAATTCTAAAACTTTGTATAAGTACCCGCTTGAGAACTTTGGCTACAAAAACAGAGGTATGCCGATGTATAGTATCTACATTGATGGTCAATACGACTTTAATCATTCTAACTCAAATGTAAACGGCAATATGGCTATGAGTCTATCGGCTATGTTATCGCATTTGAAAAAGGACGATGTCGATTACGGTAATCCTAATTACTCGCCTGACCTGAACAATTTGTCTAATACTCTCTACAGAGCTTGGACTTATTACGATGTCACAATGGTCGATAGAGATATCAGTTTCATGACTTTTTTGGAAAACAACCGTTCTGCTCTAGCTATGGCTGGTGCGATGAACTTTTTAGCTGGGACTAGCCCGTATCTCAAAACCTCAGAACTCGTTCTTGGTAAATTGTATGAATACTACAGAACTGACACAATGGCATACGATATGCTTATGTTCTATTTTCATGCTCACGACGAAGAACATACAAGCTATCGTCTAGATAGAATAGGCGTACTAGGTCATCCCAAAGATCAAAATACGAAAGTTACAAGCAACTTTTTAAGCTTACTTGCTTATTCTCCAAATACAATAAACAACATAGAGAAGCTAAATAATACGGGTAACATATATACTATGCAATACTATAACTTGAGTGGTTCCTATTCTAGTACCAAGATGCTCTTAGAACGTGATGTAGCTAAAAGACCAATATATGCGCATTTTGGTATAATGTCCGACTATGCGCTTAACCAACTTACTAACAATACTAATAATATTCGTTTTCACTTTCATATGACGAGTAGACTTATTTACGAAGATTTATTATTACAGTCTTATCATTATCGTTCTTATGTTCCATTACCCAACGAGGGTATCTATATACCTAAGAACCAGATAGAGTTTAATCTTATGCTTAATCAAAGCGTTTCCGCTAAAGCGCTTTTCTTTGTTGGTAATCCATACTATATTAGGTCTGAATTAGCTAACAAGATTAACATCTATTTTGTATATAATAACTATAAAGTCTTATCTCAATTCTATCGACGTGTTAGAAGATATAGATATCGTGTTAAAATGCCAATGATAGATAAGCTTAGGGTAAGCGTTGGTGTAATGCCGTTAGGATATAATGCTACCCATGCTTATAGTGTAGGCCCCGCTGGTGCTGTTGGGGCGAGAAACTATTCCCAATACACGGACCGTCAGTTCGGCGAGTATTACTTGCCAGCACGTGAAACAACTAATTTACTATCTGACAGTACTAATTTTAGTCGCAATATTCAAGTAGAAGTAAACAACTTAACGATAGGCACGAGTAATACCTTACCATATGCGAATTATATTCAATCCCCTAGATCTTTATTCCATACTACTACAAGTATAAAGCGCAATGAAAGAGTTATATTATGGGCTAGAAACCCTTATTTAATTGATGTACTAACTATATACCCCAAACCATTAGTGATAGACCCAGTATACATATATCAGAAGGAAGCGCTAGGGTGTGCTTCTTTGTACATGAACGATTATCTTGCATATGTTCCATATGGCGCTATAGACATTTATAGTCCTAGTTGGGTTAACATAAATAACACCAACCCTCTGGTTTATCCTGATCGTCATACAGGCGTGGGTAGTGCTGGTTTGGGTAGTTTTATCGATACTACACGATGGCCTAATGCTGTTATAGATAATTGGTTTGTGGGAGATTTAGTTATTACGGCTACTAAGGATCCACGTTATTCGACATACCAGATACAGAATACTAATCCTAGTGTTTCTATTTTCAGCTTGCCTGTAGGGAGATCCTTTGCGGAAGGGGCTGTTGTTGAGGCTTGCGGTCTATCTTACGATAAATGGTCATATCACAACTGGGCAATCGGGTTTTGGTATGACGACGCAGTTATTGGTACGCAACACTTGCCAGTGCCGCGTCGCTGGCTAAACCACATGGTGATGTACACTAATACATTACCGATGTTAACACAAATATACGAACTACGCTACCCTCGCAATATCAGAGGACAAGACTACACCAGAAGACTTCTACAGCTACACAATCCACAAACCTTCTTTCTTAGCATGTATGGCAACCCAACCCATACTATGCTGTACTTGTCTCATGTATTAGGTTCATCAGCTTATAATAACAAAGTCGTCCACGAACTAAGGTTCGATGTGGATTTAATAGACAACCCAAGTGATACTATAACATATAAAAAACACTGGCCCCATATGCAACATACTGAGGTTAACATGAGGGAAGAAAATGTAAATATTAAAAAATTCCTCATTTCACCACATCACTATTATACGATAAAAGCGCTTTTAGAACCAAAATATTATGATTTGTATGAATTAAATGCTCAAACATTGTTTAATTACGATAGATATGATAAGTCTACCAGTTGGCTTGATTTTGGCAGCCTATACGCAATTCTTGTAATGCTCGGATTACTATCTGACAATATTAATCAAGTGCAAAGTCTATACTGGACTAAAAGAGACCTGATATTTACTACCACTTATAATATGATTGACCACGCTTATAGTGCAAGTAATCCTTTTGTACGTAGTGCGTCATTCTATGATATTCGTGTAGTCAATGGCAATTTTAGCGGCGCAGTCGCTCCTTTCGAATGGCTTGGTGGTCTATACTTCGTGCTCAATAGCAGCAATTATGTCATCAATCATAATGTCTCAGCACCAATGGCAGATTCACTGTTTGTACAACCACAAATACTTAGATCTGAAGCTACTTATGTTCCAGTATTTTATACCTTTAATACCAGTTTATCCACTAGACGATTATCGTTATATAGAACAGCAATATTCGCAAGCGATATTGAGCCAACACCAATATTTCAAAACAAAGGGCTTAGCACATTTTTTAATAATGCCCATCATGTTACCCAACAGTCGGATATACAAATTGCTAATTCAATATTCACAAATAGTACTTATAACATAAATCCTGATAATGTTATAGTAAGTAACAGAATGCAAACTCCTTTCAATGATGTATACAAAAGGAGTTTTACATTTGATATGTTTTATAACACATCACCTAATGCTGGTTTAAGATTTAAGTTTAATGTTCCTAACAGTGAATTGTTTTACACTGAATTTAACGGCTTTGGTAGATTCGAGTATAATACAGCTTATGGTGATTTTCTGGTTCGTAATCCACTGCCGTTTAGTATTGTTAATTTCAGTAATTATTGGCCAATAACTAAATCTACCAACGCTATTGGTTTCCGTAGTATGAGTGCAATTAAGCTTTTAGGTGATGATATTAACATGTTATTCCGCTTTCCTAGGGAGATGGACATTGATCTTTGGTCTGATGACAACATTCTTGATAACCTTTTGGCTTTAAGCGTAGTGCCATTATTCATTGAAAATTATTCTATGTGGCGTGGCCATAGATACTGGGATTTTTGTATAGCAGTAGATGCATTTAGCCAAATGAGTTATATAGATGTAGCTGGACAGCCTGATCAATCATGTCAATTGGGTAATCATAATATACTAGGTGTAACCTCATCTGGGCTAGTACCAAGAGCATTTAATATGACTTACAATACTAAAAGGTACAATATATGGAACTATACTCACCGTATAGATTATTCATGGTACTCGTGGCTAGATTGGTCTTCGGATTGGAGTGTTGCGCGTTCTTATATGGCTATGTTTCGTACACCGAGAGATTATAGAGGTATCAAACAACCCGTTTTACGAGCCAACACGATTTCACATTATATGTACGATCCACTTTATTTGGACACCGGACGAGTTTTTATTAGACCAAAACTTTATGAAAATGGTAAAATATATAGTTCTAATCCACAATCTTATGAAACAACAAGTAATGTAAATCTTTTTGTAATTGCGGATGCTATTTATATGGCCAGCCCTGGCCGTCTTACAGTAAATGCTAGTGGGGACAGGCAATGGTCTAATGATTTATATAGTTTTGACCACTTAGGTAAGTCGTTAGATAATCCGGTTCCGGAGTTTTACTACATGGATAGTGGTGCTTCGATTGGTAATTCAGCTTTCTGTAATGATACGATTCCATATGGCTATCGTGCTGGGTCTAATGTATTTATGCGTCCGTATGGCGGATACGACCAAGCAATCATCAAACAGGGGACTGGTGCTTCTGTGGCTAACTTTTACCATCTTGTGGAAGCGGAGCCGTCAATGACGCGCCTCTGGAGTATTCAGTGCGGTTTGAACACAGCCCCTCTCACAAGAACGGGCGACGAATTGACACACGAGTACGGCGTACCTGTAAGTAATAACCACATGATAACGTCGCATGGGCTACACTATGAAGCTACAATAGTAGATTACTTCTTAGGCAACATGTTCCTGTATAGAGAAGACGGTAATAGCCTATACGAAGGGCATCCATTGCCTCACCCTAACTTTATCATATTCGGTAAGTCTGATAATATCTACAAGTTCCTCGGTAATCCTGTGCCGGAAGTCACATATAGTGCCCCACCGATGTCTTATACTATAGAAATAGGCCTTAGACTCTATACTGCTTTACGCACAAACGATGGCACAGTAGATAAGGCTCAGTATCAAGACATAACCATTAGACCATACCAGAAGCATCTGTCGTTTTCGACTGATACATCTGCACAATTAACTCACACATATAGTTATGAACATCTGTTACAAAACAGTTGTTTTGCGCAGCATGCATTCCCAGCTATGGTAAGGAATAAACACGACATAGACTATCACCATCAAGCAGAGTATGTATTTAGTAATGGAGGTATTTTTGCGAATATTGCTTCAAGCTACATGAAGGCTGTTGCACAAAATCCTCCTTCGGGTGGTGGCTCGGGACCTTCGGGTGGTGGTGGGAGTGGTGACGGCGAATACGTAGGAGTTCAATTCTAAACATGGACTTTGAAAAGTTGCGAAATAGTATCTCAATAGTTGATGTTGTCCAGTCTTATGGTGTAGATCTTAAGAAAGTAGGTCGTCAATATAGAGGCTTATCACCGTTTAAGCGCGAAACTCAGCCATCTTTTTTTGTATTACCCGATAAAAACATATTCAAATGTTTTTCATCTGGGCATGGTGGTGATGTTATTAAGTTTGTAGCTTTAATGGAACAAGTCTCATATTCAGAAGCTGCTAAAATCTTATGCGATAGATATAATATCCCGACTGACCAAGATGGTAAGACTAAGAAAGACCCTTCATACTTCAAGCGGCAGATAGCTAATTATCTCTCTAAGGCGCTGCTCAAAAATACCGAGTCCGACAGTTTCCAATATCTCCAAGAAAGATTTTCCTTTCTAAAACAAGATACTATAACTACTATTATAAATAAGTTCATGATTGGCCTATGGAATTCACAGATGTATAAAGAACTGGTAGCTCTTTATGGCGAGTCAAGAATTAAACACATGCGCTTCCCTAAGGTAACCGAAAACAGCTTCATTGTTCTTCCTATTATAGAGAACAATAAGATTGTAACATTTATGTTCCGAAGCATTAGCGACAATTCAGAGTATAAGTACATATATTCCGCCGAACCGAATAAGTCACTTGTTGATGTTGTTTATAACTATAACCCTTATGATCAGAATACTGAGATTTATGTAACCGAAGGTATCTTTGACGCTATCGCGCTCTATGGTATAGGTATAACTAATGTTGTTTCTCTGCTAGGATTGAATATAAATGATAAGAAGCTGTCTAAACTGAATAAATACAATACGATAAACCTAGTTTTAGACACTGATCGTTCTGGATATAGAGCTTCTCTGAAAGCAGCACGATACTTTATGCTGCAAAACAAAATCGTATACTTGCTCCTTAATACGCCTTATAAGGATGTAGATGAAGCTATAAAAGCTGGTATTTATGACAAAGAGACAGTAAAACATAAAAAACAGCTAATAACTACACATATATATACTAGACAGTATAAGTCTATTGATTCAGAAGCGCAATATAAGCAGTGGATTAAGAAAGTAATTAGTAGCATAAAAGATAGTGATATAAGATACTTATATAACAAAAGTATTTACGAAGCAATTAAGCAAAAACCTCTGGATAATAAAGAAAGTTTGTGTATAAGCAAGCTACTAGAAGCGCTAACTAGTCCGTCACTTAGGCTAGCGTTAGCCTATATAGTAGATGTGATAGATGAAAGAGAGAGGTATAATATGTTACAAAACATGAGGACAGATAAAAAAGAGGATGTAATAGATGATAGGCTTGTTAAACTAGTAATAGATAGTTTAGTCCATAGTCAATCAGACTGATTGCATGTTTTATTGATTTGGAATAGTATGTTTTGTAGAATCGGGTCGCTTTTACTACAGTCTCCGTTTATGGCCTCGTTTAATAGAATGCCGAATTTTTTAAGTGTATCGTTATTATAGGTATTTAGGGCACTTTTGACCCATAGTTGAGCAACGTTTTTTGCCGACCAATTGTAGTATAGGCGCACGACATCGTCGATGTGGCCGGCAAAAGACATCATATAATATCGTCCCTTACCCTGATCCAAACAATCAAACAAATTGGTACATAGATTGTACAGCTCTATAATTTTTTTCATAGTCGTGAGCTTATCGAAATGGATAATTAATACGCTAATCTAATGTAATTTGGCATATTTCGATAGTATTTTGTTTAGGCGAAAACCAAGCCTATAGGGTTAGGACGACCCGAAGTCAAGCCTGCGGAGCAGGCTCTGGTGGATGACCGTAGCCTCAACGGGCTACCTAAAAAGCCATCCTGCGACGAAGCAGGAAGCTCAACTGCAAAAGGTTGAGCAGTCCGCATAGTCAAATAGATTAACACAAAGATTATACAGGTCTATAATCTCCTTCATAATTGTGAATTTGTCGAAACATGTCCGTATGATAAAATATAGCAGTAGTTGGTATATTTATTCATGGCCAACTTTGTTGATTTCGCACAGCTTGGGGTTACACAGGGCTATTTAGGTTTCGTTGAGTATCCTAAGCTTTCTGGCGGAGGCAAAGAGTTCTTATGGCAGCACATGTGGGACATTGACATCCCTGTAAAACCGAGGGCTGTATATTGGCCTGGCTTAGATGTTATAAAGCATAGAATGAAAACACTTTCCTTAGAAGTCAAAAAGGATTTAGTTGGTAATGTCGATGTTAATATTCGTGGTATTCATATAAAGCAGTATGGTGGTTATGAAAGTGATGGGACTGTAACGTGGGAGCTGATTGACTTTGAAGATCAGACTATTTACGCTATGGCATTATCCTTTATGAGTGCAGGTGGTGCCAATAGGTATAAGTTCCAGCTTAGAAAGGAAGATGTTATGATACCAGTTTTTCAAGTTTATTTTCTCAATTCTAGTCGTAAGCCTGTCAAGAGAATCGATTTTTACACATTATTGTTTATGAGCTACGATTATAACTACGATACTCCGACGGAGCCTTCTGGAGCAAGAGAAACAGTAACGTTAACTTTTGGTTACGAACATCACGACAAAACTCTCCTGAACGTAGTACCCGCATTCACTTTCTAATATGGACATCATACAACCAGAACCTAAGTACATCACTAATTACGAGGCATCTAGAATGTTAAGTATACCTGTTTATAAAATAGATGCAGTTATTAAGTTATATAGTATACCTCATTATCGTGAGGGGAGCACTATATTTATTAGAAGGGACATCGTACATCATATCAAAGCGTTTGTTACATCGTTAGAGCAGAGTGGGTATGCTTTTTGACACAGCACTAGTTGAGGAGGCCAAGAGAGCTGGTTTCTTTAACATGCCACTTACAATAGACGAGTTTGTAGCTCGTCTGGGTTTAGAAGGTTCTATCTATCCGGCATGGATGAGACACTTACACGAACTTTTCCCCGACCCGATACACACGGCTCATAATTATATCCTTCTAACTGGTGCTATCGGGACTGGTAAGTCTACTGTTTCAAAAATCGCAGCGTTATACACTGCTCATAAGATACTCTGTCTAAAAGATTTGAAAGCATTTAACTTATTCATAACAAAGCCTATTCAATTTGTTTTCTTCCATGTAAAGATAGAAAAATCTCGTATTGAGTTTTTAGAGTATGTTAAGGAAATATTTGAGAATCATGATTTATTTCAAGAGCTTAGAGAGCTAAGATTAGAAAAAGATTTGAAGCCAATTCCGATAGATTTTCAAGCTGATGGTTCTAAGAGCAATTCTTCCATAGGTGGTGATGTGATTTTTTATGTTTTTTCGGAAGCTAACTTTGTCAACGAGGGAGTCATAAGGTTTAAATTAGAGCAAGCTTATAATCGTTTCAAATCCAGATTTTTAGCCGCTAAGGACTATTTAGGTAATATTATTATAGACACTTCTGCATCTTACGAGGGTAGTGTTGTAGATTTTTTAGGGCACAGAGCTGAAGATTTTTATGCAGTTCGTATGTCGCAGTGGGAAGCCAAAGCACATACAGGGCTGTTCTTTAAGAAAGGTTCTATCTGGGTCTATACAGGCGGCATCGTAGGAGAGCCTAAGATAATAGGCGATAAGGAGGATGTGACACCTGAGGAATTAAGCAAGTATGAACCTGATCGTATAATAGAGGTGCCAAAAGAGTTTGAGAAAGAGTTTAACACTAATATTTACGAGGCGCTGATATCGTTAGCTGGTGTTAGTGTGAGGCCTCCAAACTCGCTTTTTACACGCGAAATAGTTAGTACAGTTATGAACCTTCCGCGAGTTACTAACGATTTGGTGAGTGTCATGCAAATGGACACTATACTGGAACCTATACTATCCGCGTTACCCGTTGATAGACCACTAGCTGTACATATAGACACATCTATACGTGGGGACAACACTGGTATAGCCATAGGTTACTGGTATGATGAAACTACTATCTATATCCCCATAGCTTTTGGTATCCACAACGAAGGCGACGACATACCTATGCACCTCATAGAGGGATTAATAACGCAAATAGCCCAGCAAAGACAAATATCAATTGTAACTTCCGACACATACCAATCCTATAAACTACTTCAAGATATTACTATAAAGACTAGAATCAAAACCCAAACAATATCTGTAGATCAAAACCCAAGTATATATTTTAGCTTAAAAAAAGCTATCATAGATAGAACAATAAACATAACTAGAAATCAACTTTTGATAGACGAGCTTTCTAATTTGCGTTATAAAATCGTAGGGGCTAGTTTCAAACCCAAAATAGATCATTCTCCTAATTCCTCCAAAGACATAGCCGATGCTGTAGCCTCTGTTCATTATGTTTTATTGGATTTAGTGGCTAAAGGTAAGGCCGTAAATTCAATAATAACTGAGGAAATACAGAATTATAAACACAAACTATATCGTCAAATGAACTTAGCAGGATATACCAAAATTACCGATTTTGTTTCAAAAATGAGTTAGATACTATGAAACTAGAAATTGTTGGCATCAGTAATGGTACCGGAGGGGATGGGTACAAGACTTATACAACACATCTTGCTGTCGGTAATCAGTGTAACAATATTTTTACTATAAATCGTAGGGACCTGTTAAAACATATAGACGCTAATTTATGTCTTAGGTCATCTTCTGACACTTCTGTCTCGTTTAGTAGTGTTAAGGATATATTTTTAGCACCGAAAGCTAATTTTTACCCTCGCCCCGACTTAACAGTGGCTATATCCAGTGGCAAAAAAGTTTATTATGGTGACCGTAAAGGAGTTGTTTTAGATAAGCTTATGGGTAATAACGGACTTGTTGTACAGGAAGAACGTATGAATCCTATTACCAACATACTAATGGAGGGTTTGAACTCAACTAACACTCCAAATAGTATTGAACATCTAACTAACATCAAAAGTATCATAGATTATGTTTTTACAAAACCTCATCTTTTATTGTCTGTTTTGCTTATTTTACGTAATGAGGGTGGTGCTCAGCATATTTTCGACGATGCTGGTAACGTTCCTCATCGTAATCAGCTTATACTGAATATGTCACCTTCACGAATTAATTTCGCAGATAAACTACATTCTGGTACACAGTTCGGTATAGCATCGTATTTCCATTACGGACGCAGAATCTACAAAAGTGTCTTCGATCTAGATATAGCGGACTATATCATTACATCTATTAGTTATTATCCAACAATTTCGCAAGGTGATATAGAACGTCAGAATATTGCTACATATTACAATTCACTATTGAACGATCACAGATACTCGGTTTATTCTTTTCATTTATGGCGGTATTCTTTGTATGGTGGTTTTGCTGGTGTATTAAGAGGGACTGACTACGCTAATAAAGGATATGACATTCGCCCCGAATGCGCATGTAAAGCAATGAAACTACAAATCGATGCACAAAATCAAAAAAGTTTTAAAAAAGGTTGGTACGCCGTATTACATTTCCCAACAGCATTCTACATACTCCTACTATACTTAGCCATAGAAGTAAAAGAACCCCCAGATAAACACGACAATAAAGTCATAAAAACGGCTATAGGCGAACTAAGGAAAATAAAAGACGAAACAGGTAGTACTTTTTATAAAAAAGTTATAAAACCTTTTGTCGAAGAATTCAAAGACGATAACTTCTTTGTAATTTTAGAGGAAGGTATCAATTTTCTCAATACAATTGTTAATTATTCAAAAAACTATAAAAATCCATTGCAAATGTTATGGAACTACTCTAAAGATAACATTGTCGTACCAACCCATAACAACATTATAAATAGATATAAAATACATGCACCTGATTCAGATAAAATTACCAAATTAATGGAAAGAACAAAGATAGTGACTGAATACATAGACAGCAGGTTTGAATCCATAAACGGAATATACACGCAAATACTTCAGGAAGAAAAGAAATTTTTTGATAATTGATAGTACTAATCCATATTTTTATAAACATCCAGTCCAAGTAATGTGTCTATTTTCTTATCCATGTCTAATAGTATTTTATAAGCCAGTGATTGAGTTACGAAGGCTATTGCCAGAGCTTGATCGTACTTAGCTATTTTGCTAAGTACCTCTTGACTGCCGAGGCCAAGTAACTTTCTAACATCTATAAGCTCGTCTACTTCTTTGATTAGATAGTAATCCACTTTTTTTATAGTGCTTATTAACCGATTAGTCTCAAAAGCGGTTACTATATTTTTTCTGATATCTACCGTTTTGCAGACTATATTAGGCCAAAACAAACTTGCTTCTTCCAACCCAATGTTATATTTCAAGAATACAGAAGCATGCGGGATACTATAATAAGAGCGATAATAGTAACTCACGAAGAGAGTCATAAAAATATAATATACACCTGTTTTATAACCATGTAGCTTTCTAGTCACCTGTTCTACTGTAACTTGATCAGCGTACTCTAAATCAAAGTAGTTGCTCAAGAAGTTATATATGTCTGTATTTAGAGAGTTCGCAAACTTTTTTGTTATATTCTGTTTGGACTTAAGAAGCTGCCCTAGGTCTTTTAAATTGTATGGTATGATGAAACTATCTGAGTCTACGAATTTTGCAAATAGTTCTTCCGTTATCAGCATCGTCATAATTGTATTTGGGTTACTAGCGTGCTTGGATCGTAGTAAGTGTCTAACCAGTATAATCCTACAACTTGGGGTAGCTTATTGAGCAAGTAGTAACGATAAAAGTTTTCTATGAGAGTATGGAAATTATCTATTTCACTTCTTACACCATACCATATATAGTATTCGTATACGTCGTACAGCATATCATAAAGTAAGTCGTAGTCTTTTATTGGCACATCCATTTTTAGTTTCTGAGACGTTCTATCTAAGAAGAATTTCAACATCTCTATCGCGTCCACGTCTTTTTCCGTTAGGTGCCCTAATAGTTCTTTCCCCGCCTTACTACTTTCTAAAAAGACAACCTCCGCCTTGTCTAAAGTAATCTTATCTACCCTCTTGTTTATTTGCTCTATATTTATTTTTTGTCTTACAAGTTTAGGTCCTATGTAATGCCAAGGGATACGAGACTGGCTGTATTGATATAGCTCGTCTCTTGGGTAGGTTATAACCTTTATCTTTTCTGGTTCTACATTTTGTTTTTTTAGATGTTCTCTGATCTTTGATGCAAGATCATAATGTGGATTAGCTGGCATACCCTCAACAAATAAAAACGGGACAATACCAAAATCCGTAACCCGTTCGTACGAAATAATGCTGTGATTGCCAGAATTATTTAAAATCTCATGTAAGTTGGGCAGTTTAATCGCTGGAGTCTGTCTATGATAGTAGAAAAGATATCCTGGCATGCCATAAATATACTAATATTATCTAAAGTAGTACATAGTCATAAACAAAGAATGTAGGTACCTCTACCTTTTGTCTTCCATAAACTATGTTATGGATTTTAAGAGCGTATTTGTGTGTAACAAATGCTTGTCCTGAACTGTTGAGTCTAAATAAGTCTAATCCATCACTATGCTTATAGTCTAACATACCGTTTAATAACAGTTGTGTAACAAGATCGGTCTTTATGTCTTTACTCGATACCCAAAAACGGAGACGGTTATACAAATACAATGCCTCTACCAACTGATTATTACCTAATCTCATTTTACTCGCTAATGGACGATATGGAGTATGTAGAGAATTAACAATGTTAGCTATCAAATCTACATAAAAATCGTATTCATAAGACTCATCGTATGTCAGACCCATGAGATGTAAAAACTGCATCATAGCTGTTTTATTCAAACCACCTGCTTCCCCAGCACTCTTTCTTATTTGATTTTCTATGTAAGTATTTAGTGTGGTATCAGTACAGGTTCTTACTATTCCATATAGTATAAGGTACTCTATACCAATCTTGAGGGCGTAATGTGTGAGTCTAATTTTATCATTTTTTTGCTCTATTATACCTAAGTCTAAGTATCTTTCCGAAACCTGATTCCTAACTTGAGGCGACCATCTCTCATTCAAAATCCCAAACACATTTACTAAATCGTAATAACTAAAGTTTTTGTGTATGTCCAATAATGTTTTTATGTTTTCTTTTACGAGTAAGTTAGTTTTTATAGGCTTATCAATACTGAGATTTTTATACAATATAACTTTATATCCCAATTGTGTAATCATATTATTGAGTATTTATGTATTTTAGGTAGCGTTCCTTTTGTCTAATAACATTATATATGTATTGATCTAATGTTCCAATAGCTATTATGTAGTGGTAGGTACATTTATTGGATTTTTGTGAGAAACGGTGAATTCGGTCTTCGGCTTGTAGCATAGTTGCTGGCACCCAATCTGTTTCTGCAAATACTATTTCGTCGGTAGCGGTTAGGGTCAGTCCCTCCGAGGCTACAGCTAATGAAGCGATGATAATGGCTTTCTCGGCCGCGCTAGATTGAAAAGCAGCGACCGCCCTAGCTCTCTCAGCCCTAGAAACCCGCCCATCAATAACATAAATCTCATAATCAGACCATGCCTCTGACAACTTCATCTTAATATAATCTATAACTTCGTTATGATGGGCATAAACAATAAACTTATTTTTACCATCAAACTTATTTAGTATATAGCTGACAACCCAACGAGCTTTTTCAATGCCTATAAGGCGACGATAGGTAGAAATACGCAAAGCGATGTCTCTTGGTAGTTTAAGGTTAGCTTCCAACATACTCTTAATCTTAGCTTCCTCACTAATAGCTTCCATAAGATGAGTATCCGATGGATTAGCAATATCTATGTTAACAAAGATACGACTCTTAGCAGGTAACTCGGATAACACTTCCTTCTTTAATCGCCTTATGTATTGCTGCGTACTCTTTACATAAGTTATAAGGCTGGCTGCTTTCTCGGCTTCTATCGTACGATAATAACGAGAATGATTACCTGTCCTATAATAGTACGCCGCTGTCTCACCTTCAAAATTCTTTATAAACTTTACTACATCTTTTATTCCATTGGGCAACATATCAAGCAAGCGTAATATATTGTAAGCCTCTACTGGCCTATTCTTAACAAGCGTCCCAGTAAGACCTAGAATAAATCTAGCCTTACTGGCTAATGGCATTACATTCTTAACACGCTTAGATTTTAGACTTTTTAAATTCTGTATTTCATCAAATACTATAATGTCTGGTTGTAAATTCAAAAGAGAAGGCAGCTTACTCTTAGCTGTAAGAGAAGCGTAATTGATAATATTTATCCTTTGCGGTAACGGATTTTTTAAAGTTACTCTTGTCAATAAAAAACGCTGTATGTCAAACTCTACAATTCTATCGTACCATTCTTGAATCATTACGTCCGGCGCCATTATGACGACCGTCATACCCTTACGATATGTTGCTAGCAGGAATGCAATAGTTTGTACTGTTTTACCTAGTCCTTGTTCGTCGCATAACAGAAATCCTTTCTTCCCATTGTTATAAGCTAACAGAATATGCCTCACACCCTCTACCTGATAATCTCGCAGACTAGGTATCAAACCCTTAACCATTTCAATATCCTTACTGACTGACTTAGCTATACTATCGGGGATGGGTATATCTAAACTTTCGTTTGCATTCGTTTCTAGTTGTTGCAGTTTTTCGTTGATAGCGTCTATATACCTATTCTTTGCACCTAACTCGTATGCTATGATGCGAGCTTCTATGCTTAGGTACTCAAAGTACTGCGACGCAAAAAGGGCAAACTGCCGCTTGTCCCCACGCCAAATATTATCAGGCGCAGGATTATACTTAAAACTATATTTCTTAAGAGCATCCTTTATAACGATAAAATCTTGTGTATTAGCATTATGTACATATGGAAGCCTTATAGCGCATATGTTATCTTGTACAGTTACTGTAAGATACAAAGGTTTGTTTTGATAATAGTTGACTGCTTTTACAGGTATTTTCGAGAAGGCCTGCCGAAGTAGGTCGGCCTTAGATGTATCTAGGCTGCTCATGGTACCTGTATACTCACCCGCAGGCGCAAGGTATAGAAAATTGGCCAACGTGCCGTCATACTCTACGCCCCGTTCAAAAACCTAATAGTACGATACGGCTGTACAATATAGTTTGCAACAGGCCCACCACTAGATGCAAAGTAAGCATTCCCTAAAAGTACACGGTCGTAACTAATTACTCTAACTCGATCTACATCCCTTACCTCAAACTCTATTGGCAAACTAAACTCCAAAACAAAGCCATGACTATACATGACGTCTTTAATAATTTGTTCATCAACACTGCATAGTATAGGCATATATGCTAAGTCAACTATTTCAATGTTATTACCATTCACAGTTTCAAGCGACTGGGAATAACCAGATTGAAGGGCAATACAAGCCAGTACTAACATGTGGTTAGGTAAGGCGTTTGTGCCTATAATACTATGCAATGGCCTCCCACTACCACTATCGGTACGAGCCTGCAACTTCACTATCATCCCAGTGCGATTAGGATGCTCAGTACTCAGATACCAAACATAAGATTCGGGAATAAATATGTAAGTACCGACTGCAACATCTTCTTGTGTCATGTTATATATAGTATTATATCGTATCAAATCGTATTTGAAATCGTAACTTAGCCTTTGATCTATATCCTTTACGTTGCTAATTATATACCTGATCTTATTATTAACTATTATGTCATTTTGGTCAAACCCTGCACGACAACAAGTATTTTCTGTATCGTTTCCTGTATTATCTTCTCCATTGTTCAGGTGTCTGAATAACAACAAAAAGTTTAGTATAGCCCCTGGTGGCTTCTGATTATTAACAAATGGGTAGTTAGCATATGAGATCCTGTTTGGGAATTGAACAGTAGCCACAGGACTGAGGCTGACACAGTAGCTCATTTTAGATAAATGTTCTGCTATCGCTCTATTAGGAATATTAGTCATATGGAAATATACTTATATTTATTCGTACCTGCGTTTTGGCTCACGGCCCCAGCCAGAGTTGCCACCACCGCTTTGGTCAGTTGGCGGAACACCATCTTTGTCGGCGTCGTAACACATCATGTAATCCCCTGTACCTCCCCCACCGCCTCCGCCGCCGCCTCCTCCACCTCCGCCGCCGCCGCCGCCTCCACCGCCTCCACCACCATCGTCAGGTGTTGTTACATTAATTACAGTACTACTACTTACCTCACAGATATCCATGATATTTATATTTACCTGTCTCACATTCCAAAATACTGTGTCGTTATGGTCTATATCTATGTTATCGCATATTGGCTCGTAAATAATACTCGCCTCAAGTAGATTGTCTGGGTAATTACTATTATTCAGAGTTCTTACTATTAATGGCTGGATATGCCCATTTTCTGGTTGTACGATTCTAAATTCGTCTCCCCTGAGCTTTATGTAATATGGTATTGCACGGTTACGTCTAACATTGTTTTTTCTGAACATTATCTCTTTCTACTAAACGTCTTATCTGGTCTAAGTACTAGTCCAGCTTTTTTGAAACCTGGGTCTAGTGTAAAATCAACGCCTGGGATGTCGTATATCTTAGTGCAAACATCTTTTTGCCATTCACCGACTACTACAGCTGAAACAGGTAGTTCAATACCCGACATGACTAATCCCCGTATCATTTTGATCCAATCACCGATATGTGTACTCTCGAAGGGTTCAACAGGTAATAGCACGAGCGTACCACATAGCCAGTCTCCCTCTATAAACATCTTAGATACATAATGCGTAATCATCATGTTTAAAAGCATCTGATCAACGGCAGGTACTAAACTATACTTGTTTGTTTTCTGATCTCTATTACCGTGTGTTATACTCCCAAGACATGTTCTAGTTGCAATCCGATGCTTGTAGGTATCGGATTCCAAGTAGTCTATTAATACCTTGCGAGGAAATATGCTTCCATCTGATGCTTTCTGCTCGATAGGCAAAATTCTGGCCTTTATTTCCATGAGAAAATATACTAACAAGAACACAATATTACATGGATGCCAAGCCTGTTCTCGAGCAGTTAGCACTTATTTTCTACATAGTGTTAAGAGTATACAAATTCTTACAAAGCTACAAGCTCTTGCCCACCACACGACGTAGTAACAAATCAAAACGATGAATATCGCCTATAAAACGCATACTAAACTGTGATAAATAATCTAAATCCTTTTTTTCGTAGTTTTCTCCGGGTTTTTTCAATAAATAACTTATATAAGCACTGCTCTGCGGTGACAACATAGAATCATAATCATCAATATTGTTCAACAATATACCGTGCGATATAAATGGATAAACCAAAGAACAAACACCTAACTCCTGACCAGAAGTTAATAGATTAACATTATAGTAAATCCAATTTTTGAAGTCACAATGGAAATTGGCTTTAGATACCTCTAACACATACTTCCTACATAAGTTATAGAGAGCGTATATCAAAGCATTAACGAGTTGCGAGTCTGAATTGTTGATGTATTCCACCAATAACATCTTATAGAACTTAGGCAGGTCTATCGTTAGATACAGATAGTCAGTAGTGCATTCATTTTTGATAAGTAAAACATCTGTATTTATAAGAAGAGATAGATCTTGATAGTACTTTTCTATATCAGTTGGAAACGAACTTACTTTTTTAGAAACCATACTTTTTATATTATCGAAATAGGTTAGGGCTTTATGCTAGCATCGATTAAAATATGTCTGATTTTATCTAATTTTTCTCTTAGTTCTTGTTTTTTCGTACCTTCTAGTTTTTCTAACGCTTCATACATTTGTTCAATTTTGCTTTCGTTAAACAGTAGTTGTATTTCGTGACTTGTAAATCTTACACTATTCACAATGTTGTTCATAAAGGACTTATATGTTATTGGGCAATATTTTTGCACGAAGTATGTAAAAGCTTCGGCAACGACTCTGACTTCGTATTGTGCATGATAGTCCATGCGTAGTCTAATGAAGTGTAGAAGGTTTCTAAGGTCTTGTTTCCAGTAGAATTGGGTGTAGTAAGCTACGGGCAGGCAACTTCTTGCGACTTCTCGGGATACACCTTTAGCAAGAAGTTTTTCGTAGGTAGCATAAGCTTGCTTCTGTAAATCCTCGTACTCTTTATCCATGTTTACATCTACTATAACTTCCTCAGCAGAACATTGACGGTTAGATTTGCTTTGCATTCTCCATTGTGGATGGTAATATTCATCTTCTACTTTTGTATATCTAGCGCTTACTTCGGATATGGAAGCTGTACGGTGCCTAAACATCTGTCTAGCTACGAATACAGGCACCTTTACATGAAAAATAAACTCTGCAAATTCCAATGGTGAGCTATGTTCATTACGAATAAGGTAATCTATGAGACTTTCGTCTGTACTTTTTTTAACCCATTTATATGACGTTCGGGCGGCTTGTACGATTAGATCGTCAGAGGCCATTGCTTGAACTAGACGTACAAAACCCCGATCCAAAATTTTAATCTCATCCATAGCCGTTTATTATCAGAAAGGTATCACTTCGTCTTGAAAATCATATTCACTGTTGTCTTCAGAACCGTTAGCTTTTGCATTAGAATTAAGTTCTTCTTTAACTTCAACTTCAGTTATAATGCCATTTTGTATCCTAAAATGCATGATAGCTTGACTTATAGGCATAAGTCCATGCCTGTCTTTAAGAACCACAATCTTAGTCGTTTTGTTAGGCCCTGGGAGCATAGCAATGATACTATCTGCCATATGCTCCTTACGCGAAGAACCCTGTAAAAAACCTATAGGTGTGTAATTCTTAGACTTAAAAGAAGTTGGTTTTATCTGGGAGGCAAAAATAATCACCTTACCATCTTTATACGTATCCATAACTTCGTACGGCTTTGCAGCCGTATAATACATAATATTCTCATCAGTATCTTCTATAAACTTATCATCATAGTCAATCATTACGTAATCCACATTTTCGTTCTTTGTCATTCTAGCAACATCGTATATAGTTATTTGCTTGTATGGGCTGACAGTAATTTTTATTCTTTGAAGCGCACGTCTTATGTCTATGTTTTTTTGAGAAATCATATTAGAGTATGCATTAAGATAGTATTCCTTGATTTCTAATAGTCTAGCCATTGCAGCTGATTCGTCTAAGTCCCCGGATATAAATAAATGCACGTTATAAGCGTTAAATATAGCTTGATACAAGGCCTCGTGCATGAGATATATACTTTTACCACCACCTGGTGATGCAGCAACAATGTTTATCGTAGACCTGAGATACGCTACCTTATTCACAAACGAAGGCATGGGTTTCCGAGACTTGACGATCTCCTCCACATACTCACTAGACAACAAAAGATCACCGGTCAACGTCTTAATATCATTATGCAACTTAACAGAATACAACTCCTTGTATAAATAATCTATTAAATACTCAAAACTATCTGTTCCAACAAAGAAGTCTTTGACGAAGTTGATATATACATTTTTTATAGACTCTATTTTGGTATGGCTCTCGTATAACCTATTAGTTAGATAGATCGTTTCTACTACTCCTTTTCCAAATACCTGCTCAAAAAATGGTCTTATATTGTCAAATTTTTCCACATAAGGTATTCGACATAGGATGACGAGCAAGTTCCTGTACTCTATGTGTTTAAAAGGATTGTCTTCTAAGTTATTAATAGATTGTTTGTTAGCATTGGGTTTTCGAGGCATGGGGTTGGCAATGAGACTTTGTCGAAAAATAGAGTACTCAACCTTTTAGGGATTGTACTTCCTGCTACCAGAGCCTATCCCACAGGGTTCACTTCGATTTGTCCTAACCCTGGTGGCTCGCTTTTCACGTATGCAAAATACTTTCGTAACTAATAAAATACTCATTTTAATATATTAGTACATATTAAACCTACAAAATAAGGCTTTGTCTAATCTTTCCATATATATTTTACCCAAAATCTTGGTATAATGTGGGCAATGATACTTACGATCTTACTTTGATAAAGGCATCGATATTATGATCTCTAGACTAGACAATATAATCATATAGCGCCGCCTCTTATCTTCACCACTCTTATCAGTAAATATATTAACAAACGACACAACATTATAATCAAAGACTTGACAATAATTATTATGATATATATCTTTTGTATTAGTGCTGCCACAATTAAGAATAGCTGATCTATTATATCTTATGTCTTTAGCTTTTATAACAAAAATATCATTTATCAACATAATTTCATTATTATATACATAAATACGCCTCATTTGATCTTCATCATTTATTCTTGTTAATATCTCAAAGAATTGTATTTTATTCCCAGATGCGTAAGCGAACATGCGCATGGCACTTATGTAATCCGTAGATTTTTTGTGAAGTATTTTACTATCATACCCAACTGAATACATAACTATCCTGCATGGTAATCCCTTTTTTCTAATATTGTATTCAAAGACATAGAAGTCAAATTTTGTATTATCTTCGATGTTATCATTCTTGGCCACTATTACTGATACATATAAGTTACTATTAGTTTCATCTAAGTAGTAATAGTACTTATGAATCTTTATTTCTGTGTTATAATTGTCTTGATAAATCTTGTACAATATATACTCTATCTTACTTTTAATATCAAATGTAATTAAGAAGTCGCTAGCGTTTATAAAATCATCACAATCATAGCATTTTTCATTTTTTAGATTATACAAATTTTTGTAAATTTTAGTCAAATCAAGAAATTTTATTGATTCTTCTTGTGGTATCACATAATGTCCATACATGTCGTATAATTCTATATTTAATTCTTTATTTCTGTCGTGTTTCTCTAAATTAGCAAAAATACCATTTTTAGATAGTAAAATAGTTATGTCGTTAATATCAATCAGTTGTGATCTACTACTCATAATAGTATAATCGCTTTCACTACTAAACGTTTTTTCAAAAACTACATCTGTGCCAAATATGTAATTTTTTGATACTTTATGTATATAGTACGGATACGATTTAGAAATATCGTATGAAATATCAAGTTCATACTTTTTGCTGAATAAAACGGAATTAGGAGGAGGTAAAACAGAATCCTTTGTAGGATTTTTTATTATGACGACATCTTGGCCAGTACTAAAGCTAACTTCTAATATGTTATCTTCATACTTGAAAGCCACGAATAAGGCGTTATCTATCCCTTCGTGTGCTTCATGAAATCCAATGTCCAATATAGATTCGAGATATTTTACAAACGGAATCTCTCCACCAAGTAAAGTTACTGTGCAATTTATACTTTTATCCCACCCTGAAGTACTCCAAGCTGGTTCACGAGCAAAGTATCGCGATAATATATCGCGAATATGTTTCTTTTCATCTTTTGATGTTAATAATTTCAATATGCCATGCATATAATCATATGGTGTATATACAAAAGTATCCATTGTTTCTTTAATCAAATCGAATAGGTATAAATTAAAAGTATTCTTTCTTATTTTAAAAACTACAATAAATGAATTCAATAAAATGTGTACATATCTACGCACTCGAGACACATCTAAAAACTCAGCGTAATCGTATTCTACTTTGTTTACAAATCTATTTTTTGATAAGTTATAAACAACTAATTCGGCTCTGTAGTTTTCTAATTCTTTAACATATACAGCATATAGATTGCCATTAGGTGCTTTCACACAACGCCAAGAACCCCACATAATATTACTTTGCCTACGCCCTGCTGATATAATCTTAATCTTTCTATTATTGTTGTCATATAAAGGTATTATGCTACTTATGTGGCTATTTTTATTATTGTAAAAATATATCGCGTTAGTATTTAGATAAAATATAGTAGAATGTGTCTTTGTATAAACATTATAGAAATATACATTATAAAATTTAGAAGAAGCAAGTAACATAGGTGGATAACCTTCCTCAGGATTTACCTTAGGTAATCGTATAAACTTGGCTACTTTACAATTGTTCTTGGGGATTTTGTTATATGTTAATAACACGCATAAATATACAAACTGAGATAGTACTTTATTTAAAAATTGCCGTTCCACGAATAAAACAAAAACCCTGCCCTCGCGGGCAGGGCCTCCTACTGTCTGGCTGGTGAACGGTTACTCGTGCGCTGCTACGCTTTGGAGGCGGTTAGCGATGGAGAGGTACCGCTTGACCAAGGTGCGAATCTGCTTGACCATCAGGTTGGTGTTCTTAGGGAGCGTGCCCAGCACATCGTGGAGCGCCTCAAAGGTAGGCAGCGCGTCCAGAAAGTTTTCCACAAGCCGCTGCTTTTGCTCGCGTGGAATACGCACCCGTGTCTGACCTGTGGCGCTGGATGTCCGAGCGTACCGTGCAGGTACTTCCAGCCCAAAGGTGCTGAGGGATTCCCGAAGGGCCTTGTTACGGAGCTTCTGCACAATGGGAGCTATGTTTTGCTCACCGCCTGTGCTTTTGACCTGCAAAAGCTCCTCAAGCCTAGGGAGAAGCAGGTACGCTGCGATGCACCGATACCAGCCGCCATGCTGTGAGACCGCTACACCAGCGCTCGTAATCTCCCTACGAATCTGTGCTTCCACATCGTGAGGGAGGAAGCTGTGCTCCCCGTTCAGCTCCTTTTCCAGATTCGTGATAAGCTTCTTCAGGCCTTTTTCTGTGAGAGCCTTCTCAATCCGAACTTTCAGTTCGGTTCCGCTGACTTGCGCTTGCGTTATCATACCAAGCATTACGACAAAAACGCAAGGGAATAATACATAATACAGCAAACAAATACATCTTTCTTGTTAGTATATTTATTATGTTCATGCGATTCAATGTAAGTAATACTTTGATAATTACAGTTGCACCTCATCTGAAGATTCCATATGTTGATAATATGCCAAATGCATTTCGGCAAAAGGATACGAGTTATACTCATATACAAAATACAATGTATCGTATAGCCAGTAAAGATTACGTGAGCTACTTTTATGTCAAAAATAGTGTAATAAGTTATTATAGACAGCTTAATAAATATGAGGGAACATACTTGCCTAACAATACCCGTAACACTTATAAGTTCATTGAGTTTGAAAAAGATAATCAAGATTCACAAAAAACCTCAATACTATTGGCTAAATCTATTGAAAGCAAATGGTACGTTATTGCCATAAATGTAAAAAATGTTGGCAAAAAATATGACATAATAGTAACTAATGATGAAGCGTCCGATAATACGAGTATAGAACACATAAAATGGGATTTAGACATCTTAAAATATCAAAAAGACTTCGACATAATATCATATTATCCATTCTATAATGATATTTTAGTTATCTTGCGACATACAAAACAACAAATAATTCTACAATTTTTAAATATATTAGAAAATAGTTTTAATATTGTATTATGGAACTTAGATGATATTAGCAAATTAGTATTTGATATAATTAATAATGTGGATCAAAATGAAAAAGAGAAATATGAAATATCAGATGACATTATGGAGGGAATAGATGATATTCTAGTAGTTAGAAAAGAATATCTATATGGGACGTGCTTAGATAACAGATTATATGTGCGATCTATTAGGTTTGAATGCAAGATTAAACTAAAAGGTGGCAAACATAATTATGAGTTGGGACAATTATATATATACATAACAATGAAAGAAGACGACATAAAATGCTATTGGGATTTTAATTATGCATACACACATGTATTTGACCCAAAATCCTCCCAAAAATTCTCCCCAAAACCCATCTATACTATATTGTGTAAACAATATCTTAAAGACCCTATTTTGTTTACTGAAAAATATAAAATAAATATAGACAAAAAATGCAATGATACATTACGTAATAACGATTGCTATTATATTAAGCATGGCCAGCACAAAAAGGAAATTATTAAGATAGGTAGTTGGTTGGGATATTGCGGAATTGGCTGTATAGATGATTATTCGCTATATCATTACAAAAATTACTATATCATAATATGCCAAAGTCATGTGTTTAAACTCGCCATTGTAGACAGAAAGAGTGATTTTATTGGTATTATGATAACACGAGAATTCTTCCCTATAACTATGCAGATTATAGATGATTTTGAATGCTATTACTCGTCCTTAAAAAATAAGTTAGTATTCTTGTCTAATGACTTGGTTCATTTATTTTTTATAGATGCTAAAAAGATAGATGATATTTTTAATAGAAAATATAAAGAGGGATGTAAATACGGTTATGACGAAAAATTGGACTTGATACATTACTTCTCAGTACCTGAGAAGCTATCGCTTGCTATTAATAATACACTGGAAGAGGACGATGAGGACACTATAACAGGACTAGTTGCGGCTTACATAGATAGAAAGTCAGATAAGTTATACATCTTAGCTAAATATAAAATAGAAGATACAGAACACTATGGCCTATTCATGTGGGATATGGCAGATAATGGTTTAAATTTCAGATTGGTATATAGAACATTAGCTAATATACCTTACAATAGCGCACAAAATAATAAAATAAAATATGTTTTTGATGTGGGCAAATTGATATTGTGGGAATCAGAAGCGTACGGATTTAGAAAGACAAAACTAATGAATTTAGATATAGTGTATATTGGGAGTCATCGTTTTGTTAGTATGAGATACAATCGCATTAGCCGATACGTCCCAGTTCCGAGTGTGTTCCAGTTCGAAACTTTGCAATGCTATGCTAAATCTGTAAAGAATGTTGCGGAAAATGTAATAGTTGTCTATTACGATTGCAGCCGTTTGCACGCTAACTCAACGACTAGTGCTTATCATTACTTTATTTTATCATCTATGTCGTTGGTGAAAAAAATACCTACTGACAAATTAAAGAGGGAATCATAATTGTATGAATGCACACTGCCTGACGTTTTTCAGTTGAGTTTCCTGCTTCGACACATGATGGCTACAGTTATCCACCATAGCATGATCCACAAGCGTAACTTTGGGTCGTCCTAAACCTAAGATGTAAAGATTTGTAGAGAAGTTTTTATCTTGGCGAATCCATCGACATTATAAGTTCTAAGCTGGATAATATAACCAAATAACGAAACCTTTTATCTTCCCCGTCATCGTCAGTAAAGATCGTAAGGGGCGAAACAACATTATGATCAAAAACATAATATAACATAACATTAAGCCTATCTTTTATATTATTTGGAACATAGTTAAAAATAACATGCCTATTATATTTTATGTCGTTAGCTTTTATAACAAAAATATCATTTAGCAACATAATCTCGTTGTCATATATATAAATACGATTTTTCATACTGTTGTAATTTATGCGTTTAAATATTTCAAGAAAGTGTATTTTATACCAAGTAGTATTTCCAAGTATATTTATATTATTTGAATAATTTATAGGTTTTTTATAAGATATTTTATCATCATAGGAGACTGAAGACATAACAATCCTACATGGCAATCCCATTTTATTAACATCACACTCAAAGACATAGAAGTCAAATTCTTTATTAGATGTGCTATTATCAATTATAGATACTATTGCTAATATATATAAAATTCCATTATATTTATCTAAATAGTAATAGTATTTATAATTATCTATATTCATATAGACAGAATTTTTATATTTTTTATGTAAAATCTGACTTATTTTATCTTCAACATTAAATCTGACTAAATAATTGGATATATCTACAAAATTATCAGCTTCGTACTGATTTACTTCCTTTGCTTCCAACAACATTGTGTAAATTTTGTTTAGATCAAGCATTACTATATTAGAATTTGTATAATTTTCATCTATAGCGTATAATTTTATATCAGTATCTTGATTTATGTGGTATTTTTTTAAATTAGCCCAAATACCAGTTTTAGATTGAAAAATAGTTATGCCTTTGACGTAAATCAATTCTGGTTCTCTTTCTTTAATAGTGTAATCATTTTTATCGTTAAAAAAAGATTCAAAAACTGCATCTGAAATAAATATATAATTTTTCAAAACTTTATGTATATAGTACGGATACGATTTAGAGATATCATATAAACTATAAAGCTTATACCGTTTGCGGAATAAAACAAAATTTGAAGGGATAGCAATAGAATTTTTAGTGGGATTTTTTGTTATGACAACATTGCTACCAGTACTAAAACTAACCTCTAACGCATCATCTTCATACTTGAAAGCCACAATCAATGCTTTATCTATACTTTCGTGCACATTACTACATTCAATACCTAATATAAATTCTAAATTTTTTATAAACGGGATTTCGCTATCAAGTAAGCTTATTGTGTAATTTATACTTTCATCCAGTCGTAAAGTACTCCAAAATTGTGTACTCCCAAGGTATTTTAATAATATATCACGGATATGCTTCTTTTCATCTTCTGATGTTATGATTTCGAATATATCATGCATATAATCACTTGGCATGTATGTAAACGTATCCACTCTCTCCGTAATTAAATCGACCAACCATAAATTAAAAATATCATCTTCTATTTTATAAATTACAATAAATGAGTTTAACAGAATATATACATATTTATCCACTTCATATTTACATTCAGCTGTTAACTCGTCGTCATAGTATTCTACTTCATGTATAACTTTACCCTTTGACAAGTTATGAACAATCACCTCTCTTGTATCTTCTTCTACTTGTTTTATATATACAGCATATAGATCGCCATTAGGTGCCTTTACACAACGCCAAGATCCCCACACAATATTACTTTGTTTACGCCCTGCTGATATAATATTGATTTTTCCATTTTTGTAGTTATATATAGGTATCATGCGACTTACATGCGTATTTTTATTGTTGTAAAAATATATTGTGTTAGTATTTAGATAAAAGATAGTAGAATATTTTTTTAAATAAACCCTATAAAGATGCATATTATAAAATTTATATAATTCAAATGGTGTTGTTTTATAAGCGTCCTCTGGACTTACCTTAGGTAATCGTATGAACTTGGCTACTTTACAATTGATCTTAGGAATTTTGTTATATGTCAATAACACGCATAAATATACAAACTAAGACAGTACTTTATTTAAAACTTACTATTCCACGAACAAAACGAAAACCCTACCCTTTCGGGTAGGGCTATGACGCACGCGCACAACCAGCGGATTGTGAGTAGATCAACGGCTGGGACTATCCAGTTCTACGATAGTCGCCGCATCATAGAGCGTATTGAGTTCCTTCTTGATTTTGTCAGCTTCTACGCAGTAGTACGTGAGCTTTTTCATGATGTCGTACATCTCTCCAATGGTAAGCTTCGGGTCTAAGGTGATACCTGTCTTTTCGTCGTGTCGGGGCTGCAATCTGCTAGCAACTGTCTTCAAAACTGGCAATGTGCCTATCCTGTGTTCTATCGCTACCTCAGGGAAACCGTTGATTTTGGCAACGCCATTAATGATGAAAGACTTGTCCCGACTATCGTAACGGATGTGTTCAATCACCTTATCCATGTCAGCATCACCTATGATTTGGAGCTGATGCTCAGGGAGGTTACGAAGGTTTTCGTCTTTCCACACTTTGAGCACCATACCTACCATGTAGTCTTGATAGGTCATTTGTAGTTCAGCAAGCTTTCTGCCAGCGGCAGCAATCTTCTGGAAAGATTCACAATCAAAGATGGGTACTCGGTGGTGTGAGGAAACGAGATTATTACCATACTGTTCCGAGTAACGTGGAGTCGCTATGGCACCAGCAATGTAGTAGAACAAGTCTTCGTCAGTCAAGTTTGGCATGTTGAGAGCTTTGCGCACCTTTTGCAAAAATTCAGCGTTGATGTTAGGGATGCTAGTTTGGTTATTAGAGCCGTCGTTAATGCTATGAAAAATGCCGTTGCCTTCGGATTTAGTGCGGAGTGGGTAAAGCATGGTTTGCTGACCGTGTAAAGTTTTGGCACATATATATCTTGTGATAAACAAATCAGTCTCAATATTACCATAAACTGATGTTATTATGGGGGCGTCAGTATCAATAGAAGTAGTTTTATAAATTGCCTCTAATATTTTACTATGATAGTATACCCACATAGGCACAAAAGGCTTGTAAAAGGCTATTCTAATTTGATTATTTAAATCCTCAATGTGAAAATATTTACGAATTTTTTTGGATAGTCCTTCGACCGTAAATTCGTATAAAATATAGTCTTTGCCAGTTACAATACCATTACTAAAAATATTGAATATCGTTTTGCGTAACTCTGGGAATTTATGGAAGTTTGAGCTACCTTGATTCAACCAATCGTATCGCTCATTTGGAATAATAGGCTCCCATATTACATGTGCATTTGTGTTTGTGACGAGTTCTTTCAGTTTACGCAGCTTTTCTTTTGCCTTTAAGCCATCTCCTATTTGAGCATAGTATATTTTTGCGCTTTTGTTTTGAGATTTAGAATTCTTGATTAAGAATATGGCACACACTCCCAAGCGAGTTTGTGAACCGAAAACATTTTCGCCTTCTATTTTTCTAAGTTCAATGCTTTTCATTCCATTGTTAATACTGCCTTTCAAATCGTATATGTATATATAGTCGTATTCTTTTTGAAGCGAGGCGCGAATGCCGACGCCATTCTTTGATGTCAGGAAACTATTATTGACAACCATTGTAACAATACCTTCTTTTACCTTATCAGTTAATACCCTAAGAGTTTGGATATAAGGGTCAATGTATGTATTTACATTCCAAACACCTAGGTTATGGGCTTCAAGAACATAGGTTTCCTTAATACGTTTATCTATATTTTCGGGTACTTTTATTCCGCTTTCACTACTTTTATCTTTTCTTTGTGCTCTCCACGGAGGGTTAGTAACAACGATGTGAATAGGTTTTTGCTTATGTTTTTTAGCGTGTTCTTTAAGGGGATTTGTATCTAGCAATCCTGCTTTTTCTTCTGAGAGGAAGTAGAGGCTGTCAGTCCACAATGCATCGTCAAAGAGAGGCGGCTCGTCCATTTTCCGCTCTAAGGTATCCTGAATGTTTTTGAGCAAAATGAGGTAAGGAAGCAACTCAAGGTCGGCGCCGCGAATCTCACCACGTTCTACCTTTGCTTTCGCTTCTTCGGGTGTTATCATGTTCATAACCGAGGCAATGAAGGAGCCAGTACCTGCAAATGGGTCTACAACATGAACATCCTCATCTCCTAATGTCTTATCTAAATGCTTCTTAGCCAGCTCATTAGTCATGAAGACCGCAAAATTCACTACTTCAATAGGTGTGTAAGCAATTCCAGATTCCTTAGCGACCTCTTTGAAGACGTTGTTGAAGAAGTTGGTGAAGAGTAGTCTGATGAATTCTTGCCGCTCGTCGTTATTGACTATCGCTTTTGCCTTGTTTGTAGCTTTTTGGTAAAAGTATTGTAGACGCTCACTATTATTCTCTACAAAGTGCTTGAATTCTTCAAACAATTTATCAAGTACTTTCTCTACTTCTGATTTCTTATCAAAGAATAGGGCATCCAGAATAGGTTTAGCTATGATGTATTGAGTTATGATAGCTATGAGTTTTTTGTCTTCTATCGTGAATTCTTCGTACCCATACATCGCTTTTAACCTTTCTCGCAGCTCTTCTACTTTTGCTTTTATGTGCGATTGTGGGTTTTGTATTTCTTCTTCTAGTAAGCTTTTGACTTCCTTTGCGAGTTTTGTCGCTTCGGATGTCCAGTCTGCTATAAACTCGTGAGCTAAACGGAAGATTTTGACAATCTTGGGGACGATGAAGTTACGTAGCTCTATCAGTTCAGGGCTACGACCACCCAGTATTCCTAACTTGATTTCATTCTCCTTACTATCCTCCACTTCTTCCGTTTTGCCTTCCTTCAATGGCTCAAATGTTTCTTCTGTCTTTTCTTTCTTTGGGTCTATGAACAATGCTCGCATCTTGGCCACTAAGGTCTCATCCATAGACTGGAGAGCGCTAATCACCTGCCAAATAACTTTGAAAGTGCTTTTATCAATCTTCTCTTTTGTCTCCTCGGAGTCGTCATTGACCAAAATGGGGAGTATCACGTATCCGCGTTTCTTACCAGGTGCTTTTCGTACTGCCCGACCGACGGCTTGTACGACGTCAACGACGCTTGACTTTGGGTCAAAGAAGGTGATGAAACTGAGCGCAGGAACATCAATCCCCTCCGTAAGCACCTTAGCATTAGCTAAGATATGTACATCATCTTCTTTACCTTCGCCGAGCCACTTGATGAGCCGAGCCTTATCGTAAGCACTCATCAAACCCTCTATGTAGTCAATGCTGATGTTTGACGAAATACTAACTACGTTTTTATACTCCTGACTGATTTCCTTAGCACGTTTGACACGATTAGTGAATATAATACCAGACTTAGGTTTTACCCGTATGGGGCGGTCTCTCTCATCTACAGCATTACCTAAGATAAAGTCTTCTATCGCTTTGATTTTAGTAGTGTAATCTACATTCAAAGCGCCTTGTTGTTCAAGGTATTCTTTGAACTCCTTTTGGATAATCTTCTTTTTACGTTTGTCTACGAATAATAGCAGCAACGTGTACGGCAGTATCACACCATCGTTGGTAGCTTGTACGAAAGTGTATTCAAAGAAGGTAGGGCCGAACAGTTCTGGGTCGTTCATGTTGTACAGGGCGGCTATTTGGTCTGCTTCATCACTATCTTTCACTTCCACTATTTTCGGAGTAGCGGTCATGTAGAGGCGCTTCTTAGCTTTGATGTGCTCGTTGTAATGAATCTTTTTGAATACGCTTTCCTCTGCACCTTTGCGTCGTACACCCGCCGTCCTGTGCGCTTCATCGCAAATAACAAGCTCAAACTCTGGAAGCCCTAAATCATGAGCTTCAATCAAGACATCCAAAGACTGGTAAGTAGAAAAAATAATATTCAGCTTATTCGGTTCAAACCTGAGATTTTTGATTAGGTCATGAGCTGTTGTGGTAGCAGGGTAACTGAGGAGAGAAAGTTTATGCCAGTTCGTAGTATCAACGACATTGTTTTCATCGTCGTCTATTTCGGTTTTCTTCTTTCCGTTCACTCTCCCTACTTTATTATCCGACACAACAGCATAGGCATTGACTTGATACGCACTTTTCAGATGGTACTCCCTAATCGTCTGGTCAAGAAGCGCAATAGACGGTGCTAAAAAGAGCACCCATCCCTTATCTCCGACTAGTTCTTCTGCAATCTTGATGGAGGTGTAGGTTTTCCCTGTACCAGGTGGCATGATGAGTTTGCCACGATCGTACTTCTCAAACCCTTTCAGAACCGCTTCAATAGCTCGCTGCTGATGCGGTAGGGGTGAAAGCTTTTGCTTTACAATAGTCGGCTCACCATGCCCATTAGCATACTGCTTGACATCAGCAGCCTTTATGAAGATTACATCTAGTCCGAAATCTTTGATTTCTTCTTCTACTCGCGAGCTTATCTTATCAGCTACTACGATAACCTTTTGGAAGCCCTCCTTTTTTGCTTTGTGCAGGAAGCTTAGGAGGTCGTTAATGCCCACTGTCCTTCCCCAGTTTTTGCATTGTACAGCGTAGGTTTCGCCTTTCTTGTAAGCCACGAGGTCAATACCTACGTCCTGACCACTTAGTCCGTTTTGCTTTGCGTAGGTATACCAATCAATCACATCGGCTCCCCAAACTGCACTGAGGTAGTGCGCGGTAGCTTCTTCTAACTCTTTACCTAACGTGTGCTGCGTGGTCATAGTGCTTATTCCGTCGAAGTCGCAAGGTAAAGAAAAACACCCGTCTGGATGTAGGGTAGACTACTGCACTCTTGCCTTGCGTGATTTGAGTCAAAACAAAAGTGCCCTGCCCGTAGTAGGCAGGGCTTCCTACTGTCTGGCGGGTGAGCGGTTACTCGTGCGCGACTTTCGCTTGGAGGCGGTTAGCGATGCTGAGATACCGCTTGACTAAGGTGCGAATCTGCTTGACCATCAGGTTGGTGTTCTTTGGGAGGGTGTCCAGCAAGTCTTGCAGCGCCTCAAAAGTAGGGAGAGCGTCCAGAAAGTTTTCTACAAGCTGCTGCTTCTGCTCCCGTGGGATACGCACCCGTGTCTGACCAGTACTGCTGGATGTCCGAGCGTACCGAGCGGGTACATCCAGCCCAAAAGCGTTGAGGGATTCCCGAAGGGCCTCGTTACGGAGCTTTTGCACAATGGGAGCTACATTCTTCTCCTCACTCGTACTTTTGACGGCCAGAAGCTCGTCTAGCTTAGGGAGAAGCAGGTACGCTGCGATGCACCGGTACCAGCCGCCATGCTGTGAGACCGCTACACCAGCACTCGAAATCTCCCTACGAATCTGTGTTTCCACGTCTTGAGGGAGGAAGCTGTGCTCCCCGTTCAGCTCCTTTTCCAGATTCGTAATCAGTTTCTTCAGGCCTTTTTCTGTGAGGGCCTTCTCAATCCGAACTTTGAGTTCGGTTCCGCTGACTTGCGCTTGCGTCGTCATATCAATCATTACGACAAAAACGCAAGGAAAAATGCTACCCCTAGAGTATCTAAACTATGCCTATGTCTCTTATATTTTCGAAATCACATAACAATACTTAATTACGAATTATTATTTTATTTTCGATATTTGTTTTTGTTGTGACACGGATGGAAGGAACAGGAAGAAAGATTGCTGTAAGCTCGTTACCACTAGGTGGGGCGCCGTCAAGTAGCCAGCTGTACGACTTCGGATTTGTAGATGTTTACCCACTTACGTTTGTAGATATTATAGATTATGTTAGGAATAGACCTAGTAGTAGTGGTATTATAGCTGATTATGAGTTTTTCATGTATAATATGCAGCTGATGAGGCGAAAGGTGCCTCAAAGTGGTCAGTTACTATGGCCAGACTTGTTGTATGTTAACTATCTTATGTGGGCGCTTTCTGTCAGCGCCGACTTTGGGATAAATATAAGCTATATATGCAATAACTGCCGCCATAATAATAAAATCAGAATCGGATTAGAAGATATTGCCTTTAAACCATATGGTGGGCCAGGGTTTATCATAGACACACCTAATGGTCAACTCAAAGGATGGTTTAGAAGGGGAGCAGAAATGGAAAAGAAAATCTCAGATTACATAGGTCGCGCGAGAACATCCATACTACCCTTTGATGTAGCTGTACTCATGATGTCTATAGAACTCTACGATCAAAATCCAATAGCAGCAGAACAATTTATAAAGGAAGCTACGCATGACACGGCTTATCAACTATTAGATTATTATTACTATATTACGCATCCCATAGTACCAATTTCGCACACCTGCGAGAATCCACAATGTGGTACCATTAGGGAAATACCCATACAATACATATTAGAACGTGACTTTTTTCTTGTCTTCATTGACAACAGAGAATTTAATGCAGTTTCTCATGAGTTGGTCGGAAACAATACCGAGTATAGATCCTATGCCTCTGACACTACCGGAGATGATAATACTGTACAATCACAAGTACGAACAACTAGTTAGACAACAACTAAGAGCAGAAGGAAAAGAAAGGATTATACTTAGTGAAGAAGGTGTGAAGCACCTAAGCTAAATATTTTTACGATTACTGCTTATGTCATAAAAAGTGGCTACTGAAATTACTACCACTATAGGTATTTAAAAATATTTTTCTATTTTGTATATTTTCTCATGAACAATCGTTTTTTAGATATTTATAGGATAGTTATGGAATACGAAGGTGGATATGTGAATCATCCTAATGATCCTGGTGGGGAGACGTACAAGGGTATTTCTAGACGGGCGCATCCTAACTGGAAAGGATGGCAGCTGATAGATCAAAAGAAACCTGTGCCTGAGCAGCTAGTGCAAGAGTTTTATTACAATAACTACTGGCTTCGGCTCAGGTCTGACGAGATGCCTTATCCTGTTGGGGAATACCTATTTGACTTCGGTGTAAATGCAGGCATCTCACGAGCTGTCATCACAGTACAAAGAGCACTAAATATCAAAGCAGATGGTGTCTTAGGACCAGTAACTATAGGAGCCATACAAAAACAAGACCCGCAAAAACTAATGTACGAACTACTTAAAGAGCGTGTCGGTTATTACACTACAATAACTATGCAAAATTCCCGATTTCAAGTATTTTTTTTGGGTTGGATAAGAAGAACAATAGAAGTATTCGATCGTTTAATGACTAAACAAAAGAAATGATATAGATGAATTATACATATCAAGTCATAACACCGAGAGATATAATCCTAGGTATAAGTAGATTGGATATTGAGTACAGTATAAATAATAACAATGGCAACAACAATGCAAGCGGTAGTACTGTAGGTTGTTCCGTAGGTTATACATTAACGATATCCACTGACCCTTCTCAGCCAAACCGCACTACATACATATTTAGAACCTGCATTATAGAGGATAATCAAATAGTATGCCGTGATCATAATATAAGCACTACCGACATAAATTCAGTTACTTTGAACTTTATATCTTCTATAGGCAACACAATAGTTAGTATTAGAATAGATGACAACTTTAGTATTGCACAAAACTATTGCTTAGTTATCACTTTTATTGTTATAGACAATGTTATTACACAAGATTTTGATGATATTATTATAAGTAACTATAATCCAGAAGACAGCATAGATTATGCCAAGCGACCGACGAAGTTAGGTTCTCACGACAAGAATAGGCTGATACACAATTATCATGACCGTGTAAGCAACGCCAGTGTAAGATATACAAACTCTATTTCTGACGTTGTAAGTAACTGCAATTTCGTACCATATTTAGCGGTTCAGGATAGGTACTTTGTGATTAACTACAAAGATGATGTAACATCAGAGTATGCAACTGTTAAGTTACCCGATGTTAAGATTAGCGGATGGACGGATAGGGACATGTACTTCTTTGAGAAGGTGTATGCGGACGTCAGCGATCCTAATGTAACCATAACCAACGATATGGGGTTGTTGGAGCCTGCGGTAGAAAATTACGAAGCGACTTCAATCCCGTTCACGATCGTTCATAACATGTACCCTCTAAGCATCAATAGGAACGGCGAGATAGTGGTGTATAACAACCAACCCAAGAACTTCCCGTATGTAACCTCACTATTCCACACAGCTAACGTAAGCCAAATCAGGTATGAAGATAAGATCTATAAACCATTAACGCCTTACATGTACTATATTACGATAGCACGAATAGGCCAGCCTACAAAAGTAGAGCTATTATATAGTTACCTAAACAGATCCTACATATCTGTCGCTGGACTAGAGTCTTCAAAAGTACTAAGTAATATTCGTGGCGGGGGAAATCTTATAAATATGAGCACTGTTACAAGAAATATACTTTTACCTATAGATTACAATATGCTTTTTTATATAGAAAGCCAATGGAGCAGGTTATTGGACAATGATGACATGCGGATATTGATTCAGAATTATCAACGCAATAATGTAGAGTATCCTGCGATTTTAAATAATCCATCGGGGTGGAGTTGCAAGCTGGTGATGTTCAAAAGGGATGGTAGTAACGCTGTTACTTTGGATAAACAAATAGACATATATATGAATGTCATGCGTTGGGATACGCCGATGAGTTTCTTTTGTGGTGGTGGTTTATTAGGCTGGGGTAGGCATCAGCCAAATCGAGAGAGTAAGTATTACCTATTTAGCTGGTACAAGATTCTGCGTACTAAACGACTGGTATCTAATACGTCAAATACACCAAGACTTGATGATTATTTAAGGTACTATTATTATTATCAACACATCATTTAGGGCATACTGACTTGTACGTTTATGGTTCCCATGTATCCGCCGATGGGTGGTATTGCGAGGCCACCTGGGCCTGCGTGAGGGCCAGAGGCGAAAGACGAAAAAGTACCAGCGTTAGAGTATTGTATTTCTACATTCAGGATACGGGAATTGCGACGATTCAGCCTTGGGTCGTTAACTAAAACATTTATAATCACAGGCCCACATGGAACGGCTTCTAACATGTTCAACATATTTTTTAAATCAGTCTCCACTTCTACCCACAAATCCTCGTTATTTTCTCTGAACAAGTATCGTTTTAAGAGACCTTTTGTTACTCTTTTGATTATAATATGAGCGTACACAATAGCAAACAGATCCCCGGATAGAAGCATAGGCCCTATGAGCCTATTACGAAAAGGTACATTAAAGTGATTGTTTCTCATCTGATTTAGGATAGCATTAGAATAATGGCCGACCACATTCCCTCTCACCCTGTCGTTCAAAGGACAAAAGTACATAAGTTCGTTATGTAGTCTAGCTAAACTCATAATGTAATCACCCACATTCCATATAGTATTATCAATGGCTGGCATATACATGTTTCCATAAAACATGCAAGCAAACTTCCTTAACATCGGATCGGACGGTGAGTAAAGGTTGATAGCAACATATGTAAGATGATTAGTATTGAAAAATAGAAAAGCATCTATAAGATAGAGCTGAGATAGTAGAATGTTAAGTTGTGATATGGCTGGGGTCTCGGTGTTTACAAGAAAAATTAGCGGTTTAGGCATGCTAGGATTTAACAATACTGTTTCGTCTTTATAGAGTATTATATGAACTCCTCTATTTATGTAATGCAATGTGCGATAGAATATATTATTATGCCAGTTCGATGGTAGGTAGTTAGTTAGTTCTTCTGGTTTAGTGGAAATAACAAAATCTTGTCCTGACGGATAACCACAAACACCTGCAGGGCAGAACGTACCCAAAAGTATAGGTGGCAGTTCGAGCACGAATAAATGTACCAAATAAGAGTGTTGTTTCTAGAAAACTTTTAGCACCTTATAGCTTCTTTCTTTCAGGTATTTGCTATAGACCTCAGGCATTTCTTTTGCAAGTGCTTTATCATCAAAATACTTTTGACTAACACTATACATTTTGACTTTTTGTGTACTGCCCACGTAATCAAACTTATCTATACCCAGGGATGTGGCTAAACCTGTAACGTATTGTTTTAACTGCGAAAGCTTGTTCTCAAATTCCTTATGTTTTTGAATTATCTCGTTGTAATCTTGATATAAGGCTTCTATATCTCTAAAGGCTGTGCTCAATTGGTTTATTTTGTCGTCTTTACCTATTTGTGCTATGTTTTCTATGGTGTCTAGTAGGGGTTGTAGTATTTCTAGAATTTCTGAGTCGTTCGCTGTTGAGGGTATTCGTTCTACTGTTATTGTGTCTATTAGTATGGCTGCGAGTACTGTATGCATCCCGCTTGCCCAGCCTATCACCTTTGCTAAGTTACGAAGCTCGTCTATACTATCGTAAGAGCTTTTGTGTATATAATATTTTGCGAAAACTGTTAAGACACCAGGTACTCCATTGTCTATCACATATAGGTTATTTTGTGTTTGAGCAGTTATAACAATCTTTTCTATATGCGAGTAACCACTAACATTTAGCATTTTTTGATATTGATTTCTTTCGTATATAGCCATTTCTAATTGTAAGTTTAGATTATCTAATACCTTATTGATTGCTACTTCTAGAAGGTGTCTATCTACTTTTGTAGTATAGTATTTAGGTTCGTTGAAAAGCCATGCTTTTATGCCGATTTCTATGTCTTCGTTTGAGTTTAGGATAGTAAGTAAGCTAATCAGGTCGTGGGGATCTATGTGCAGTGTCTTCCCATTTGGGTCGTAAACCTTCTCTATGATATACATGAGTAGATAGCTTGTCGAAACCTTCTATCGCACTAGTTGCACGTATTGTACGATATGTTCTGCTAGTTGGATGAGGTCGTCCTTAGGGGTTGAAAGGAACATGCGTTCTAGAATATTTGGTGGTATGCTGGATAGCATTTCTGGTGTACCCACCCAAGCTCGTCCATTGAAAATAAAACCATAGCTTTTCAAGATGTCTTTATAGTCGTAGCTGTTGTAAATATGTATAAGTAGCTCGTCGGGGCTTTGTTCAGCACGAATGGTCAAAAAGTTACCCGATATGTTTGGTCTTTTGTCCTGACTGGCATGAGACAACGCTAACTTCGCCAAACGAATCATTGCCGGTATTAGCTGATAATACTTTGGCATTATCAGTAAAACAAACGTCGAAGCAGCTAACTATAAATATACTTGTACTTCATTCCAATTTTAATAGTTATCGTGTTCCCATCCCCATTGTCAATAGCTACATGTTGGTCGTAAAAAAGCTTGTGTCTAGTCTTACTTAGTGGTTCTGCATAATCCTGATTGTGATCATAGTATTGACCGCGTTCATTGTTATGTACTATTAATGTGTTATAGTCTATATCGGGCGTAAAATGATTGAATACGATACGCCAGTCCTTACGTTGTATTGCTATGGCTCCAGGATAACTATACGGCACTTCCTCGTACCTTACAGAACTTATCTGTTCATCAAAAAATGTTGTGGCAAAAAGATTTCTAACAGCTTCGTAAAAGTCAGAACTGCTAACAAGTGCCATTCTATTCAGTATATTTCATCTCAATAGCATTAGTGTTTACACTCGCCACCACAACAGTTACCATTTTGAGCGTGTATACTCAGCTGCTTAGTCTTGAGCATGCCACTGAACAAGCTTATCCCAAGCGACGCAGCTATAAAAGTAAAATTAGCAATCACAAACTCTAAAGCGTACGAACAATCCCTACGAATTAGTGTGTAAATCTCTATGCCCATAGTCGTAGCAAACAATAAAGTCGTAAAAATCTTATTCAAAGACTTCTGCCCAGCAGCAGAATCACTAAAAAGTCTAAAAAAGTTAACTAAAAACAAGCTAGGTAGTTTCATGCATAAATATACAAAATTAAATTATTATTTTCTGCCGCGATAATATCGGAATTTGCCAAATAATGCTATCATCATTTTCTGTGCTTATCATTTTATCTATGCGATCTCTATAATTGTCAAATATTATTTTTTTAACATAAATAATATGCTGTGCAAATATTTCTTGATCACTAAATATCATTGTTATGTTATCTATATTTTCAAGTAAATCATTATTTATAATTCTAGAAACTTCTGGCACTCTATTACTGGTTGATACGATAGCGATGCTCTTTATGTCCTTAAAATCAATTATCTTTTTGGTTAGCTCGCTTATTATGATTGCGTCTCCTGTGCTGACAGACGAAAAATCGTATTCTGGTGGATGTATGAAAATTGCGCCTCGTCTGTTAACACTAATGTTGCTACTAACTTGTGCGAAATAGTACGATAACATGTCCTTAGGACTCGTATAGTGCCAGTTCAGTTTATTATTTAAAGACTCGACAGCTGTTATAAGGAAAATGTGATTGTTAATAACTACAAAATCATGAGTAGAAACATAGATGCTTATGCCTTCTTCACTTTTAGAGTTTTCTATTACTCTATTATAAATCATGTTATCATAGGTAATCATTATACATTTGGCTTTATCCAAATCGAAATAATTAAGTATATTGTTTATATAACTAAATACTTCTATTATTATGTTTTCCTCGTTTTCTTTTATAAAATCAGCCATATTTACATCTTGCCATCCGTCTCCGTTGGAAATATTTTCGTAAATATTAGCAAAGTTTACGTCTAACCATATATAATCTATATTCAGCTTCGAATCTTGTGGAAGACTTATGGTGTAGTATCTTCTGCTTATTTTGTAGTAGTTTATTTGAAGTAGCCGATTGGGTAGCATACAATAGCAAATATACTAATAGTTTGTTATTTTATCTTATTCCTTATGTCCATCATTTATAGCCGTACGATAATGTTTTACTGTGATTTCTTTCATTCTGTGCTTAGGGTCTAATTCCATAAGCAAATATCCAGAAACAGGGCAATCGCAATAAGTGGTTTCGTTAGCAGTAACTAATACAAGTGCACTACTACCTAATACACTTTTATATACGCTATCGGCAACTATTATATCAATACTTAACACTTCATCCTGAATGCTATCTGAAATTACAATTGTAGTATAAATTTTAGATGACCATGTATATGTAGTATCCTTAGGATTTCTTAAGCAATCTTCCATTACATTCTTGTATCCACAATTGTAAAAACTACTTTGTTTTTGAATTGCTCTATACAGCCTATTTGAGATTCTAGCCAAGGTATTATCACATTTAAGGCATATATTATATATGTATGGGTTTTCCATGGGCTGGAAATTAATTTGCGTACTATCGTCTATATAGAGCATGATAAATTTGTTAGTTATCCCCAGCACATCTATATAACTGTTTTGCTTACGGCAAGTCAGAATGTAAGCTTCATGACGTTCTGTTTGACAAGCAGTAAATAGTAGTAGAATTATGCTCAAATATCTCATGGTTTTTGGATTTTATAGTTTAGTGGTCTCGGCAGGACTCGAACCTGCAACCGCGGGATTAGAAATCCCGTGCTCTATCCAATTGAGCTACGAGACCAACTAAGAATTTTTATCGAGTTTTGTTATAAAGAAATACATATCACGGTACAAAAACTTATATACTCCATTAGTATTATTAATATCTTCGAATAGTTTTTCTAATAATTCTTCATCAGGAATTTTAGAAAATGTTAGATATAGGTAATCGCGCATAAATTTTTTAGCTTCTTCTTGTGTTTTAAAAGTGCTCTCTCCCAGTTTTCTTCCAGTTAGTGTGTATCGTGCTATATGGTAATTGTGAGTGTTGTCCATAGTGTATATGGATAGTACATATTGTTTTGTCGAAACGGCGCATTCTGCTTATGAATACCATTTTTTAGCCACCTTTAGTTCAATATATCTCCTTTGTATAGCTCCTCTATAAAGTCTATTGGCAATTATTTGTATGGGTTCTAGTTCAAGAATATAGTGTTCTATAATTATACTTATATTATTTACCAATATAACATGTGACAAGTACTCATACAGATATTGTATAAAAGCTGAAGTTACCACGCGAGAATAGACAAATATAATATGTAGGTGCATGTTGTAAGATGCAACTATTTGAGGTATGTATGTATGATATTGACCTCTTATGTAGCCTTCTGAGGTTTGTGCCAAGCTCTCTGTATTGTTATCTGGGATATAAAGCTCGTTTATTTGCCACTTGACATCCCGAAACCTTATGATTTGTTTATAGTACTTACCGTTGTCTTCGTATTCAGATAATTCTTCGAGTGCCCATATAGCATGTGGTGTCCCTTTGTATTGAGTTATCAACCAGTGTGCAATCTTTACATTACGTTCGCTGAGCTTGAGACCATACTCTAAAAATCGTATAATAGGATCTTCAGGTAGTACATAGTTGCTAAGTATAGTTCGTGTAACATCATCTACTATGTTCTTGATATCGTTAAGAGCTAATAGCAAGCTGCCTTCTTTCATGGTCTTCTTTTAGGTTTCCTGTCAGCGACAGTAATCTCGGAATACGAATTGTTAACTATAGCATGTCTGATGAATTCTTTTAACTCATCTACTTTCATCAAGTGGGATAGTTGATAAGCGTAGAACTCGCCACTATAATCTAGATTCGCATTTCTTATAGTATGATGTGCTATCGCAGAGCTATATGAGGTACCTGGATATAGACCATAACATTCAACATAGTACGGGAATAAATGAGAATAATAGTAAAGTACATATTCCAAGGAATCCCAGTTTATATTTTCAATATCACGAGTTGCGAAAAAGTTTAAGTAATCCAGTGCTTCTTGGAAGCTGTCAAGATTAGTTTTTATAATGAACAGTAGATACAACATTTTATCTCGTATTATATCTGCTACTTCTAATCCATATACAAGACCTTTTTCTGTTCTAAACGAGTTCCACATAGTGCCGAATGCGTGATCGGAAAGGTAGAAACGGAGCAGAGTTGCTAATCCTATTTTTACAGGTGTGACTTTGCCAAGTGGGTAAGCTCTTGCAATGACCGCATGCTCTGGCTTTCTAACTTTTAAGTCTAGAAAACCATTGCTTTCTCTGTAACCTAATTCCTTCACTCTAGAACCATTAAAAGTAACCTCTTCCTCTATCAACACGTTAGGAGGGGTATATAAATGGGCTAACTTTCTTACCTCAGGATGTGCCAAAGCTAAATACGATTTAGCATTAATGACAAATAACTTTGTGAAGAATTCAAAAGCCTTTTGCGATATCCTCGGTACACTCGTAATAGCTAAACGACGCCAATTATGAGCATATAAAAAAGGGACATACGCTTCAAAAGCTGACATAGCATAATCCCTACTCAATAAATATAAATACGCAACGTATCCCTTTACATGACTTTTATAAAACTGCTTATCGCTAGACTTAACTACTAAATTAGATAACAATTCATTAAAGTTACTTATGGTATCCTTGGCATCTTCTATACTTATAGAAGCTCTTATATTAAATCTAGCCTCGTCAAGGTTAGCAAAACTGTAGAAGTTAGAGAAGCTAGAACTTATAGTCTGAAAGGCATGATTTAAAACCTTTAAATAGGCAATATTAAGATTGTGCGCTTGTAAAGCTACGTATATGTCTCCTATTTTGTTATCTAGTTTTATGTTAACATTGCTAACTAAAACTCGTTCGAGGGGTAGAAAACTATTCCTATGCGTAAAGTAGTTCTTAGGCTCAACCTTCATAGCATCTCTGGTTTGCATTTTTCGCATAAAGTGTTTAGTATAATCCGAAATTTTGTGATAGCTTTTTGATACTTCTATACTTTCAATTGGAAGGTTGGTTTCTTCGTCTAAGATATTGTTTCTCTTGTCACCCCATGAGCTATATGCTGCATAATGTGCCTCTTGTCTCATGAGTCTCAACCAAAAATCTAAAACCTCCTTAGCCTTTATGGAATTCACGGTATCGACAAATTCGTCATAATGCTCAGGCAATATCCCATTCAAAAGCATATCTACAATAAGTTCATGCATGTCGTAAGGATTTAGGTCAGATTTCATTACAAAAATTTTGTAATAACCAATAGCTCTCTCTATGCGCGATAGAAACTCTTTTTGATAGGAATCATCATCTAGAATGCTTCTTATAAAATCTTCTATACCATCAAAATACCCTAAGAACCCCTTTTTAGCTATGCCGTTATAGTTGAATAGGACACTGAAAGATATATAACTTTTATCTATACTAAACATAGTTGATATATTTATATTTTTGCTTTCAAATATAAAAGCATAATCTATATTCCTTAGAATGGCTGTTATTACTCTATGTTTTGTACTTTCTATTTTCATTCTAACTGTAAATGTTATTTTAGGGATGTCTTTTTCAAAGTAGAAATGATACTTATTGTATTGATATGATGCTTCTGGATAGTTAGGATTTTCTGTTTTGCCCTGTCTAAAGTTACTAAATACTTCTTTGAGGACCTTCTGTTCTTCTGGATTGAGATTACCAGCTATAAGAACAGTTAGTCTATTAGCAGTATAATAATCCCGTTGTATTTGTATAATATCTTGTGGTCTAGCGGCGATGATGTTTTTAGGGTATCCTATTATGGGCACGCTGTGATAGTGTTCGCCATAGGTAGTTTTGAGTAGCATGTTGATAATAGGTGATTCTGTAATCATTTCTTGTAGTATTACATTGCGCTCTCTTACGAAGTCTCTCAATGTCCAAAATGTGAATCTGTGGTATTGTAACCTCCAAAAATCATCTATGAACTCTCTAGGTACAAAGTGTGCATAGGTAGTGTACTCACAGAATGTATAAGCATTAGCTATTGCATCTCCCAAATACTGCATGATGTAATCAAACTCACGCGTGTTATAAAATTCCCGAGCTTTATTCTCTAAACCAAGTGCTTCCAAATTACGACGCCTGACTACATCTAAGTCTGTCTTCAGAGTTACCTTATTGAGTACCTCGAACGCCTTTTCTAATATATTTTTTTCCTTTTCATAATCCAAGCTACCAATTTCACTAGTACCCTTAAACATGAGATGTTCTAAAAAGTGGGCATATCCTGCTTGCTCGGGCGTTAAAACATGATTACCGACGTCAAATATAAAAAATATCATAAAATGATCGTAGGACGTTGGGATATTAACTATCTTTATACCGTTTTCTAACTGCCAGACTTTTGTCTTAGTCATAGCTAGGGCGTCCTTTGTTTAGCTTCTATATCCCTGACTATATCGGGTTTCAAAGTCAACTCATATACAATATCAACAAAATAACCAATTTTCTGTACTGCTGATACGAAAAGAGCAATTGTTTTGTTACCTAGAGTAGTTTTTATTAAATCACCCACATCAATGTCTTTGTCATAGGTATAACATGTTACTTCTCCTAAGTTAGAGGTTTCTTCTGTAAGTTTTGAGATGGTATGAATACTAACTACTATCCGACTAGTTTTTAGTGGACTGTAGCTGGTCGGTATTACAACGCCTCGCCCGTAAGCTTCCTGATACTTATGGTAGGTGTCTCGGTCTAAGCGATAGACCTGCACATCTATACCTAAGACGTTCTCGTAAAACCTATGCTGACCATATACTGAACGATAAAAATTCTCCACTATACGATAAAAATAGTTAGCCACATCATAAATATACTAAATTTATGAAACTAGATACCCTCCGAAAAATCGTTTTTACCTTGCGTGTTTGTCGTGATTATTGGTATGAAAGCGGCGCGAAATAGCGTATTCAAAGTTGAGTGGGGGCTACCTGAAATCGCCCCTAAGTATCGTAAGGAGTTAGCGGAAATCGTGAATGCTTACTGGGTAGACCAAAGTAATCGCGACGAGTACCAGCAACAAGCTAGCACAGTGTTTATCAATGCATGTAAGTGCGACCATGTAAAGTTTCCCAAAGAAGCAGTGCTAGGCGGTACTACAGCGTCCATTGCACGAACCACAGGGCTAGATCGTAGAGTCATCAACAACGCTACATCACACCCCGAACAAGTGATATTCTACGAATACATGCCCTATTACATCGTATCTCTTCGGGATGATGTTTACATCACTGACCTTATTGACGATTTTTCGCAGCCGTATTTGAGAGTTGATTTACCTAAGGCTGTGAGAGCAAGAAATTTGATACCTACTCTTTTCTAGGAAGATTTTACTTCTAACACACAATTTTTACGAAATCTGTAGAAAAAATCACAATATACCCTTAGCTTATGGTAATCTTCGTAGGCGGGGCGTATGCCCCGCTTTTTTGTTTGCCCTCATTTACCAAATCGCAAGAATAGAAACTAACTTTCCTTGCGTGTTCGTCGTAATGCTTGATATGACGACGCAAGCGCAAGTCAGCGGAACCGAACTCAAAGTTCGGATTGAAAAGGCTCTCACAGAAAAGAGCCTGAAGAAGCTTATCACGAATCTGGAAAAGGAGCTGAACGGGGAGCACAGTTTTCTCCCTCACGAAGTGGAAACACAGATTCGTAGGGAGATTACGAGCGCTGGTGTAGCGGTTTCACAGCATGGCGGCTGGTATCGGTGCATCGCAGCGTACCTGATTCTCCCTAAGATTGAGGAGCTTCTGGCCATCAAAAGCACGAGTGAGGAGAAGAATGTAGCTCCCATTGTGCAGAAGCTCCGTAACGAGGCCCTCCGGGAATCCCTCAGCACCTTTGGGCTGGAAGTACCTGCACGGTACGCTCGGACATCCAGCGGCACTGGTCGGACTCATGTACGCCTCTCACGGGAGCAGAAACAACAGCTTGTGGAAAACTTTTTGGACGCTCTGCCCACTTTTGAGGGACTCCAAGATGTGCTGGACACTCTCCCTAAGAATACCAACCTGATGGTCAAGCAGATTCGCACCTTGGTCAAGCGGTATCTTACCATCGCTGACCGCCTCCAAACGAAAGTCACGCAGGAGTAACCGCTCACCCGCCCAAGCAGTAGGAAACCCTGCCCGTTGTGGGCAGGGTACTTTTGTTTTAATACAAACCGCGTAAGGGAAAATGACGGCGGTTTGTCCATTTCTTAGGCGGACTACTCAACCTCTCGTAGTTGAGCTTCCTGCTTCAGTACATGATGGTTTTTCAGATAGCATTATGTAATACTCATTTTCGACTATCTGATATATTCATGATAGATGTAATGTACAAAAGTAAAGGGATTATGCAAGCATTACAAAAAATAAAATGAATAAAGATACTTTAACATCATCCGATAGTAATTTGTTCATAGGAGCTATCTTTACTCCATTAGAATGGGGTATTTTTGCTATTGAAAGGTTTGGTTTTTTTGAAAAATGGCTTTCAGGATACACTGTTTTTGACCCGACTATGGGTGAGGGGAATTTATTGGAAGCGTTCATACTTCTTGGAATATCAAAAAAATTAAGATTAAGTGAATTGCCTACTCATAATCTTTTTGGAAATGAATTGAATACAATTTATTATCAAAATGCTATTACAAGATTCAAACAAAGATATGATATAGATTTATCTTCTAACTTTACTAATGAAGATATTTTTGTATTAAATCCACGAAAATATGATCTTATTTTAGGAAATCCACCTTGGCAAAATTTTGTAGATTTGCCAGAAGAGTACAAGGAAAAAATAAAGCCATTTTTCTTAAAGTATGGATTAGTAAAAGATCATCAAAGTGTTTTGTTAGGTGGGAGTAGGATTGATATATCTGCTGTTATTATTCAATTGTCTATTAAAGATTTTCTTAAGGAAAACGGAGAAGCAGTTTTTTTTGCTCCACTTTCTATATTCCTAAATGACGGGGCTAACAAAAATTTTAGATTGTATCAGGTAGATAAAACGAGTTTTAAGATTACGGCAATTTATGACTTTAACGATGTAGAAGTATTTAAGAATGTATCAACACGATATGGCCTTTTTCATTTAATCAGAAACAAAGAAACTACTTTTCCTATTCCTTATTACCGCTATGAGAATAATCAATGGCAAAAGTATTTTGCGTCAACAGTCTTTCATAAAACGGATCCCTTAAGTATTTCAAAAGAGTGTAAGGTTTTAAGTAAAAATGATTTACCGAAAATTATTATAAAAAAGGAATCCACTCCTCGTCAAGGAGTTAATACGTGTGGAGCAAATGATGTTTTCTTCTTTGATAATTATCAAGATATTGATGACTCTTTTGCAGTTATTTCAAATAAGGTTCATAAACAAGTTATACTACCCAAAAAATTTATTTTCCCTCTAATAACAGCTAAAAATTTTTATACAGACAATCTTTACGATCAAAATATAATTTCTGTCTCAAATGATAATATGTATAAATGGGTTTTATTACCTTATAATCAAAACGGAAAACCGTTAGACTTATCACAATTACAGCAATATCATGAACTTTATAGTTATTTAAAGAAGAATAAGGACATCTTAGTAAAAAGAAAAGGGACTATGCTGAAAACATTGATTAATAGAGGGCAATGGTGGGCATTATTGGGAGTTGGAGAGTATTGTTTTTATCCATACAAAATTGTATGGGAAGCGTATGGTAAAAGTGATTTTAAACCTTTGATATTTGAAGGAAAATGGCAAGCCAATCAATCTTTACATGCTTATATTCCAGTAAAAAGTATAGAAGAGGCAAAGAGAATTCAAAAAGAACTTTGTAACAAAGCTATAGAAAATTATTTACTATCCCTGAAAATGGAAGGAACAATGAATTGGGCACAACCTGGTAAGATTAAAAAATTTATTGAGTATCAAGCAGATGAGGACTAATTAACTATTTGCGATCTTAAAATGTTGAGCAGTTCGCGGAGTTTTTTTGATAAAGTTATGGAATTACAATCTCCAGAAACGGAAGGCATTAAGTACATGGGGTCAAAGTTAAAACTAATTCCCTACATTCTTCACCTTGCAAGAAAGGTAGATGCCCATACAGTGCTTGATGCTTTTTCCGGTACAACACGGGTTTCACAGGCATTTGCAAAATCTGGTTATAGAGTTTTATGTAATGATATTGCGATTTGGTCAGAGGTGTTTGGTACGTGCTATTTGCTAAATAAAAAAAGACCTGAAGAATACCAGTCATTAATTGACCACTTAAATTCTTTGCCACCTGTTGATGGATGGTTTACACAAATGTATGGTGGCCAACCAAATGGTGGTTGTGCTGTTCAACCAGACGGAATGAAGAGACCTTGGCAAATTCATAACACTCGCAAACTAGATGCTATTCGTCAAGAAATAGAAAATCTAAAACTTGACAAAGTAGATAAAGCCGTTGCTCTAACTAGTCTAATTTTGGCACTAGACCAAGTGGACAATACGTTAGGACATTTTGTATCTTATCTGAGAGAATGGTCACCTCGCTCATATAACAACTTAGTTTTGAAAGTCCCTGCACTTTTTCTGACTTCTGAGGAACATCAAGTCTTTCGTGAAGATATTTTTGATTTGCTCCCTCGAGTTTCTGTTGATCTGGCGTACTTTGACCCACCATATGGGTCTAACAATGATAAAATGCCACCTTCGCGCGTAAGGTATGCATCTTACTACCATATTTGGACGACTATTTGTCTCTTTGATAAACCAGATGTATTTGGAAAAGCGAGACGCAGGAAAGATACTTCGGATGTTATCACAACTTCTGTGTTTGAAGAGTATCGCAGAGGTAGCGATGGAAGATATTTGGTTGTCAGCGCCATTGAGCGCCTTATCCGAGAAGTCAATGCCAAATGGATTATCCTATCTTACAGTTCTGGCGGAAGAGCCACAGCAGAAGAGATAGATGAAGTTATTAGGCGTAATGGCAAATTGCTTGAGGTTCTTGAAATCGATTATAAGAGTAATGTAATGGCAAGTATGAGATGGACAAATGAATGGCTTCGCGATGTTGATAAACCTCATCGAGAGTTCTTGTTTTTGATAGAAAAGTAGTTGATACAAGTAACTGATACTCAATGATTATTTGAAAGGCAGCCTGCGACGAAGCAGTAAAATCAACTGAAAAAATTAAGCAGACTGCAAGTATATTTGCAGGTGTTGTTAACTTTTGCTCACAAGAAGATATTTACATGTAAATCTGCGAAATACCTCAAAGTACCTATATTCCAAGGCAAACCATACCACGAATATAAAACATACAAATCGTACGATAGGGAACCAGTAAAAATATACCTCATAAAAAACAGTATTTACAAGAATTCACATGTAGGAGACTGGGTAAACATGTTTTACAGCAAAAAAGATATTATATACTTTACTAAGTATTTTGATGACAAAAAAGTGGCCGTCAAACCAATATATGATTATAGAAAGCAAATGTTTAAGTTTTTAAAGTTGGATCGTGAGGAACATGGTGAAATATCGTCAAATGCTATATACATAAAATCGCCTAACGGCAGCTTATATGTCGTGTACAAAGGTACTATACAAGTTGGAGATGAGAAGACGGTGGGCTGTATAGTATACAACTATACAAAAAACAGAATTGTACATAGGGCTATAGGCGTGTTACATCCTGGTCACCTAAACTATACAAAACTGTACATATCTAGTATAGTCGTCCCTTGACCAGGGAGAGGGACTAGCCCGTTTTGTTTCGCCGCTCCTACCCAATCCCTTAAGAGGATCACCCTCTTCAA